ACGTTTATGGCAGGTAATATAACTGATACCACAGCAGATGAAGATGGTGATACAGGTCCAACTCTTAACAATTCTTTAGTTAAAACGACTGTTGTTTGGCGTGAAAGAACTCAGTAATGCCTTCAGTCCATTTTAACTATGGTAACTGGCAATTTTGGAGCGTTTATAATCCACCGCTTCAACTAGGCAATCAAAAGGTAACATTTGATGGGATTAACAAGATTATCTTAGTAAATGAAGGTATAACAGAATTGGACTTTCGTGTCGATGTTTATTCCGGGTGGAAAGAATGGGTAACTGATCCAAATCAAACAAACTCAAGATATTTAGAAGCATTATCTGTTATTGGTGGTGACCCACTTCCCGGAGATCGTGTTCTTGGTACTACTTTCTTCTTAGAAAATGGATGGAGAATGAGAACATGGGAAGGTGATCATGAGTTAACAGTTACAGGAAACGTGTTTACAAGAACTGGTGTTTCGGCATTCGTTCCAACGTTAGAAAGTTGGACTATTACTATTAACTTGAATACATCAACACTAGTCGAGACTATTGAAACTGGTACACTACTTGGTCTTGATACTCAGACACAAATGGACGAAGTATGGAAAATCCACGGTCTTGATAGTGATAACCCAATGACTGTTACAGAAACTTCTCGTACCGCTGGTACTATTACACAAGATATCAACGACGATGGCGGTGGCAACGTTACAGTAACAAGGGAGTAACCTATGGCCTCTAAAAAGGGTACTCCATTAGAAATAGCAACCCAGGGGTTTAGTAGTCCAGAAGCCCTTGGTATTACCACACAAGGTTTCATAGAACCAATCCTTGGTGATATAATCACTGGTGGCGAGGCTGGTGTTATCTATGTTATTGGTTATATCGTTACTGATGGTGGTGTGGTAACTGGTGGCACAGGAAACGTCAATCTCGTATGGTGTTATTCCCCAGATGGTGGCTTGACTACTGGTGGTGCCGGAACAGGCATAAGCCAGACATGGTGTTGGACAACTTCGGGCGGGCTAACTCTAGGTGGTGCTGCGGGCATTTCTACATCCGTAACCCCAAGTGTCGGCGGTGATATTGTATCTGGTGGTGCTGGTAATATCAACCTAACATGGTGCCCAACAGTGTCTGGTGGCCTAACATCTGGCGGAACAGGTAATATCAATCTTGCTTGGTGCCCAACTGTTGATGGTGGCATGAACACTGGCGGTGAGGCTGGTATTGTTACTGGCGTTGATCTTGAGTACACAGGTTCCGGCGGTGTTACTATTGGCGGTGAAGCAGACGTTGTGTTCGTCCTCGGTATTACAATCTCCCGTGGCGGTGTATTCCATAGAGGTCGTGTCGGTATCAAGTTTGAGTATGCTGAATACCAAAAAGAACAGACTCCAATGGACTATTGGAAGAAGATCGAAGATGCCATTGAGAAAGCCAAACAACGTGAAGCAAAACTGTTCAAATATACTGGCGATGGGAAACTACTAACCAACCTAGACGGCAGAGCAAAACTCGTAATCGTCCATCATGATCTACCAGATTCAGAAGTTATCGTTCATACCAACCATGAAATAAACGATAAGATCAAACTAGAAATCTCTCGTCTATTCAACAATGATGTGACTGCTGATGAGATTATTGCGCTAGATGATGAGTTCGTACTAAACGATCTTCTAAACCGTGGTGATTACGAAATCAAAACTGGTGAAAACTCACGCTATCGTTATCGTGGAAAAGATAAAGGTGCTGGCGGGGAAGCTGGCGTATCATTCCAGCCAGCAGGGGCAAAGGTAGATCACTTTGACCGCAAAGCAGACCAGATTAGAAGAGAAGACGAGGCTTTAGTTCTTGGTGAATCTGACCAACAAAGACTATCCCGCGAAGAAGAAGAACTAGAGATTCTTGGATTATTAGATTAGGCTGTTAGAACAGCAGAACGACCAAGGTTATAATAACTATCAATAGTTGTTCCATTAGCATCAGCATATGTTCCGCCTTCTATGGCCCATTTTTTCACAGAACCTGGACCCTTCAGATGTGCGCCCATTATATATCCAGCAACTTCATCACTTGGTGTGTTATCATTTACCACACCAATGCGTTTTAGTGTAGCATAGTTTCTATCTGTGTAAGTTTCCATTGCTGCCTCTTGTGCTGCTGTATTGTTAAGGAATGCTTCTTTACCAGTAGCACCATTCTTTCCTGTCCAAACGTTTGGATTTTGTAGAACGTTGTTTATGTTAGAAGAACCATAACCGGCATCAAGAGCCTGTTGGTAAGTTCCAGGTTTTACATAACCAGCGTCTTCCAAAGCGGCAAGACCCATCTGGTATTTTCCAAGATATCCATATTGATTTACTGCTTGATAGTTACCAGAACTTTCTCGCTGACCAATAATAGCAAGTAGTTTCTTTGTTTCATCCTGTGATAGATTACCGACCTCACCGTTTGGTGTTGGTTGTAGTTTCAGCGATGCCCTTGATAATCTTTCATTACGGGCAATAGGTTTAGATGACGCTTGCTGCGGTCCCAACCCAAGAACCGTACTTTGTTCTGGTGGAATATCATCTATGATAAGCGGTTGTTTTGTATTTGTTTCTTGTTTAATGATGGTTTTTGTATCATCTTTAATATCTCTGCTTGCGAATGGTTCATGCGTAGGAACACGAGTGGAAATAGTTTTTATCTTCTTATCGTTGGATTTCCAGAATCCAGCAGTATCTTTTGTTGTGTCGGCTTTATCAAGTTTTACTAAAGCGGAAACAGACGAAGCTGAACCAGCACCATTACCAAGAGCTACACAACGACCATCAATCTTTACATCAGAGCCACCTTTGATATTGATTTGACCACCAGCGTCTAAGTTGATAATACCAGAACTCTTGATATCAAATGCTCTATTGGAATCTAACCCAATGCTACCACCAGTTGATTTTAGATTAATAGATGCCCCATCTACTTGGAACTTTCCACCAGAGAGGATATTAATATTTTCTCCAGCGTTGAAGTTCATATTCTGGTCTGCGTGGAAGTTGAAGTTTTTTGCCCTATAGTTGATACTATCCTGTGCATACACATCAAGCTTACCATCATTGGAAAACTCCATCCACACGGTTCCTTTAGCATTACCAACATATACAACGCCTTTTGTATCGTGCAGTAATACTTGATGACCGCTTGCTGAACGAAGACGGATAAGGTTATTTTCGCCTTCAATGTCGCCATCATCCATAACAAACGAATGTCCGTGTTTTCTTTTCTTTACATTTAGTTTTTCTAGTTCTTCTTTAGTGAGGTCTTCGGCGGAATTAGCACTTAGTTTATTCAATAATGAAACATCATCTTTTGGATCGGGTACGGGTCTTCCTTTAGTACTGATACCAAATACATCACTTGGAGTTTCTCTTTGTGCCGAACTACTTGTATGACCTCTAATTAAATCAACGTTCAGCCCCTGTTCTTTGAATATTCTAGCCAAATGATAGTTAATCGGTTTTTCTTGACCTTCAATATCCACTGGTGTATCATAATACTCATTCGTTTTGGGTCTTTTCGGATCGTGAAATTCACCAACCGGCTGATACTGATCGTAAGTACCGTCAGCTTGTTTAAATTCTGGTGTACCGTTTGGACCTTTATTATCAGATTTTGCATCCCAGTTTGTATCTGCACTCGCTAGTCCTGGCACCATTCTTGTATTGAATCTTTCAGGGACACATGCAAACCATACACCCTGATTTTTATCACCTGAAAGAAAACTAACAATTACCTTTGAGTCTAAATCGGGCGTTTGAACCCATATACCAGATGTATGTCTTATTTCATCGTATTCATTATTTTTTGCTGTCTTATAAACAGTGTGTGATATAAATGGGCTTGCGTATCTCACAGAAATCCAATTATCGGTCCATTCTGGGTCGCCGCCGAATTCAGGAACATAGACACTTAATGATCCTCTTCTCATATCATCAATATTATTTTTTACGATTGCAATATGCGGACCAACAGTAATAGCCTTATTTCTACCACGTGTTTGACTTTGATCGACATATTCACTCCCGCCTTTGCGGGAATACACTCTATCATGTGGACTACCTGGTATTCTTTCTGCCATATTATGCTCCCAAACTTCCTAAATCATTAACAACATCACTTCTTCTTTGGAGTTCTTCTTTCGCCTCACGCTCAACTTTTCTTCGTTCATATTCTATAGAAGCACGAATGTTTCCTTTAAAAATGCTATTATCAGGAATATCTGGATCATCTTCTAGTATAAACTGCATAGATATCTTACTATCGTTTTTTGTTTTGTTCTTTTTAGTGTCTAGTTTTTTAAGTTCCGAATCAGTTGCTTTTTGCTTACCTGTTTCTTCTTTGCGTTGCTCTTGTGTTTGTGCTTCTTTATTTATTGCATCAATAATACGGAAACCAAATAAATCTTGCTGGAACATACCCGAAGAAAAGCTGCTTCTAACTTTCCAGACTTCGTATATACCACTAAACTGGGTGCTGCTATTATATTTCCTATCTTTGGTTAAGTTCATCAATCCCGTCTGTGAATCATAATCAACGGGTGTTTTAAAATTAACTTGCACATACAATGAACTTGCATCATAATCAATACTGCCCGATGGAAGATAAACTCCCTTCTTGCCTTTATCTCTTCTCGCTCTGTACTCCGAGAACATATCATTTTGCATAACATAATCAGGGTCACCAATAACTTCCATTTTCAAGTTAAACAAATCAATGCCATTAGTTAGAACATTTCTAACCAAGTCCTGTGTCAATGCACCTTTACCAGATGTATTCTTTGAACTCATCTCTGATGTTTGAGTACTTTTTGTAGTTGTACTGGTAGAAGGAATATTGGTACTTCCATCATTTTTTGAAGTTCCGGCGGCGGTTGATTCATCACCACGTATATTAGAACTATCAAATACCGTGTGATACGCAACATTGTATTTTATATCAAAGCCTAAAACTTTATCATTATGACCAGTAAATATATAATCATATTTTTTGTGAAATCCCTTAATGTTACCTCTTGGTACAGAATATCTTCTTGATTCAACTTTGACGTTATTGATTGGAAACGATGTTACTCTATATGTTATAATATAGGCAAATCTACCCAAAACCTCATCCCAATCCTTTAGTTCTATCTCCGGTGTAATCTTATACCATTTCAAGCTCTTTAGTTTTACTTTTGATGGGTCACCTTTAAATTGATCATGAATATAACTACTATGCAACAGAACTATACCGATAACGTCCACTAAACTTGTTCCAGCATTGACCCTTAGTGCATTTGCTTTGCTTGGCACATCTGTAACCTTGAAACTCTTTTTATAACTCTGAAACTTACTCTTATAAAAGTCCTGCAAGTTTTCTTTTGACTTTTGTGTAACATACTGGTCTGGGTCAAAGTTATCTTTTTTTATCCTTGCGTTTTTTATTTCCTCATCATCAATAATAATCCTAAACTCATCTCTAATGAGTTTTGTTGGAATGGGTTGCCCATTTGGAACTACACCAGAACCTTTTTGTGTAACGATTTCCTCGTAACGATTGATAATATCCTCAAGTGATCTATTCTTTTTCTTCTCTGTTATTTCAGGTTCTGCGTCATCAGTATCACCATTACCAGAGTTGTCAAATCTCTCTTCACTTGCACTTATTGATGCCACACCAGTTCTACCCAACATATCAACAACAGTATTGGCAGTTATCTCAATATCCGATGGTAGTGTATCTATCTTTGATGTAAATGCTTCATGTGCATAAGGGACTGCGCGGAATGTATATTTCGAACCAGTTCCATCTGCGGTGAACTTCAAATCCCACACAGACAAAAGAAAAAGTTTCTCTGTATCATTTATACGTCGCGGAACACCATTATCATCATATCCCACAAAAGTTATACGAAGCATATATGGAAGACGGGTATATTGTTCGGATTTTACACCAAGTTCTTGTGCGACATCAATCAAACGTTCCAATAAACTAACACCATATGGTTCAAATACTGTAAATTGTATGTTAGCACTATGGGTTCCTTTCGTTTGCTCCATAGTTGGGGCAATACTGTCTATTTCCACATCATCAATATAAAAATCATCACCGAACTTAGCATTTCTTCCTATTTTCTTTCCACCTGAACTTATAAGAAGATTGTTTTTGAATTCATCGACGGCGTTTCTATTTTTACTAATAGCATTAAAAGCTTTTGCATCCAGCGCATACAAATCAAAGTTATACGTGTAGTTTGAATACGGATCAAGCTTATTATCTCTAGTTTCAATGTTAGGTGTAATATCATTATCGGATATAATCACGCCTTTACCGTCTTTTGTAGCGGCTTTCATTACGCTATCGCTATCTTCACCACCATCATCTTGCCCGCCTGTGTAAGAAGAATCCCAAGCATCATCATCGACTACTGGTTTTGATTTATTAAAATCTTCCGTGTATACACCAAGACCGTCCCTACCTTGATTTTTCTGTTGTGCCAATTCTTCAATGTATTCTCTATTAGCACGTTGGGCTGGTGTTAGTTCTTCAGCATCCTTAACCTTTTTGGAATCTTTTACAGAAAGTTTTTCTTTCGTACTTTCTGTCTCTGGGTCAGACTGTACCGCATCATCAGCAGTGCTTTCCGGCGGTGGTGGCGGCGGCGGCGGCGGTGGCGGTGGCTGGACGGTTGTATTAGGCGGTGGATTAGCCGAAACCTGAGTGCGTTGCAACTCTGGACTGTAGTACCTACCTAACCCCGATACCTGATCAATTCCTTCATATTGCCAAGTAGCATTGGCCGGGTCTTTACGATATTCCCTTCTCGCTCTTGATAATGCTTTTGCTTTTTCCCCTTTTGATAACGTTGGGTCATTGCGAATCGGCTCAAGAACTTCTTCTAATGTTGGCATATTACAATCCTAATGACTCTGTGATAGCCGATTGTTTCGGTAAGAATATTTTTACACCAGTGATAAAATCCCACACAGGGTCTGTAATAGTATTTGGATTTCTGGCAGCAAATACCCACCATAAACTAGCATCACCATAAAGGTCATATGCGAGTAAATCTGGACGATTGTTATATACTTGCTGGATTTCATATATCTTATCATCGCGGTTTCGTGGGATTCTGCGTGGTGTCATTACATCCAAGTATTGACCAAATTTTTCTGTCTTGAAGTATGGGGATGTAGAACTATATTCAGCCATTAGATAAACCCTCCTGTCTTCTTACCACTCTCAATAAGTCTACCAGCGGAAAAATCTTTTAGACCAAACTCAGCCATTCGTTGTCTGCTGTACAGTGGGTACAATGTCACGTTTATAGATGTTTTGGTCGGCACACGTGTGGATGTTAATGTAGCGGGTATATTCTCTTCCTCAAACCAAGAAGCGCCGTCCTCATCAAATTTTTCGACTTGTCTGGTTCCTCCGGCACCTTTGGTTGTAACATTTGTATTCATATAATCAACTTGACCATTAAGATCAACCGTGAAGTTTGATACAACCACAGGTATATTATTGAATATATAATCGCCATAACCATTCAAACGAAGGACAGGCGGCGGTGTGCCAGCAATATCGTCTTTTCCCCAGAACATCTTAGTTACACTTCTCAAGAAGGTAATTGCAGCCAATACATAAGTGGCTTCTCGTTGGTTTTGTGCAGTGAAATCACACTGAATACTAATAGCGTCGATACTTGAGTTGCTATAGAAGTGCTGGGTATAGTTAGAATGTGTAGGATTAACGCCAGTATAATTTGAGGTATGCTGTAGTAGAATTTGTGGCGTATATGGGAAGATCAACCCATTAGTACCAACCAATGGGTGAAGAACAGTGTTTGTCTCATCATGGTATAATAACCCGTTATCAGGCAAACTTAAACGAACTCTCCAATCGCTATCCGCGAAACGAGCAGTCGTTGATTGTTTTTCTTGTTGTTCAGCACCCTTACTAAGACCGGCATTTGCCATTCTTTTCTTAGAAGGGTCCAATATACCACCGACATAATCTTTAGCTTGACCAACCGCAGAGAAGATACCCCTACTAAGGTCCACGCCAAACAACGTTGTCTCATTAGAACTTCTAACTCTAGGGGATAACCTTCCTGTTGCCATATTAAAAAACCTCTTGACTTTATACTGTATTTATCTGTATAATAATGTATGTATATTATAGATACATAAATAATATGCATTTTCAACCCCAAGGAGAAAGGATGGCTCGCCAAAAATACCTCAATAATAGAGATTTATTGAAGCAAATACACAAGAGTAAAAATACATTCAGTTCATATATTGACGAAAAATACGCAGACTACGATATTATTTTACCATCAGTTGATAAAATTAATATCAGGTCAGTCGCAAAAGCAAAAAGAAACAGGGCAGACAGGTTACAAAAAAACGCATTCTACGAAGCACAAAAGCGCGGGGAAAAGGTAAAACTAGCAGAGTTTGCAATCAACTGGAAAACTATTCCAAAGACGGATTTAGTATTTCGTATCCACACTTTCGAACATATCCCTGAAGAACCAGGTAGGAAAAAGAATCCAAAGTCAGAAGCCGACCATCATGTTAGGCTTTACTTCCCGCCATTTCACCATTATGCTTTTACCGAAGAGGACGAACTAATTCTGGTCGGTAAATCACATTGGGAAGGCGGCATGGAAAACGGTTACTTTAGCGCTAATCACGGAAGAATGACTAATGAACTTGGAAAGATGTTTATGAAGTTATGTGAGAGATACGGTGGTAGGTATAACTGGCGCGGTTATACCTACAATGATGAAATGCAACAACAAGCATTGCTTCAGTTGAGCCAAGTTGGTCTTCAGTTTGATGAAAGCAAATCGCAAAACCCATTTGCTTATTATACTGCGATTATCAATGCATCATTCACAAGAGTATTGAATATTGAGAAACGTGGACAGAATATTCGCGATGATATTTTGGAAATGAATGGTTTGACGCCAAGTTATACCCGTCAATCACAAACACAAGCAGACATTGACGCAAAAAAGAAATAGACTTTCTCTTTTCATTTGTAGTATAATAGTTCTCAAGTAAAGAGGAATAATATGGGCAACTTATTCAAGAAAGCTATTATGTTTACCGATATCCATTTCGGTAACAAGAGTAACAGTGAAGTACATAACCAAGACTGTGTTGAATTCATAGATTGGATAATCGAACAAGGCAAGAAGCACGATTGTGATACGTGTTTCTTCCTTGGCGATTGGCATCATTATCGTCATACTATTAACATACGAACAATGAACGCCAGCCTTATGTCACTCGAAAAACTATCTAATGCTTTTAGTCAAACATTCTTCATTCCCGGTAATCATGACTTGTATTATCGGGACCGCCGTGATTTGCAAAGTGCAGAATGGGCTAGAAACATCAAGGGTATCACCATCGTCAATGATTTCTTTAACGAAGGTGATGTAGCGATTGCACCATGGCTTGTAGGTGACGATCACAAGAAGATTAAAAAAATCGAAGCTAAGTATCTTCTTGGTCATCTTGAGTTGCCCCACTTCTATATGAACGCCATGGTGCGAATGCCTGATCACGGAGAAGTCAGAGTACAAGATTTCGAAGGGATAGAAAAGGTCTTTAGTGGACACTTCCATCACAGGCAAGAACAGGGTAATGTGTTGTATATTGGCAACGCATTCCCACACAACTACAGCGATGCTTGGGACGACAAGCGAGGCGCAACCATACTTGAATGGGGAGGTGAACCTAAACATATCGCCTGGCCTGACGCTCCCAAGTATCGTACTCTCAAACTATCAACATTACTTGAAGACCCAGATAAATATATGTTAGCTAAGACATACGCACGGGTTTCATTAGATATCGAAATCAGTTATGAAGAGGCTAACTTCATCAAAGAAGAGTTTATGGACAAGTATAACCTTCGTGAACTAAACTTGATCCCAATCAACACCCAAGAACATAAAGAAGATTTTGACGGAGAGGTAAACTTCGAAAGCGTGGATACTATTGTGACCTCACAGTTAGAACAGGTTGAGTCTGAGTTTTATGATCCGAAGGTTTTATTGGATTTGTATAGGAACCTTTAATGACATATAACGTTTTTAGCCAGACCGACACCCTCAAGCATGTCATGCTTGGTACTTGGTTTACCCCTGATTTTTTTGATAGTATTAAAGAAGATGCTATACGTGAACCTCTGAAACGGATAAGTCACGAAATACAAGAAGATTTAGAAAATTTTGTCGATATTCTTAAAGAACACAGTATCAAGGTCATGCGTCCGAACCAACCGCAAGGAGTTTTTGATTTAGATAATATGATAAGTCCACCGATTTGCCCAAGAGATACGCATCACGTTTTTGGTAATACTTGCTACAACGTTGGTTATAGAAAGTATGAAAAGGATGTAACTGATGTATTACTTGAGTACGATAACAACTACAAAGACATTTATAAAATAATCGAAAACCACCATCGTATATCTATGAAAGAGAATAAACATAATTTTCATGAGAATATATGGTTCAGTAAAGAGAAATACGATGTATTAAAAGGTACAGATTGGCCTGATTTTCAAGACTACATTCGCGGTACATATACAGTCCCGAATGACATCCAAGAAGAAATAGACAGTTTTTATTATACATTGAGATATCGTGATGGCTGTAACTCTGTTGAAGGACCAAACATTATTATCACTAATACATCTGTCATCGTCGATCACAATGAATATACAGACTTCACAACACTTCTACAAAACAAAATTCATATGGATGGGAAGGAATGGATACATATTAATACAAAGGCTGGTCACACAGATGGTTGCTTTGTATTTTTGAATCCGTCAACCATAGTAGGTATCCCAAACCTTATTGACTACAAAGGAATATTCGGTGTTGATAATGTAGTCGGCGTTCCGTGGAAGAACTATCAATCTCAATTGGAAGATTTTAAAAAAATAAAACAGAAAAATGACGGTAAATGGTGGGTTAAAGGTGAAGAAAGTAACAATCGCTTCATCAACTTTGTAAACAATTATCTATCAAGCTGGACAGGTTATGCAGAAGAAACAGTCTTTGATGTTAACCTTCTCTGTCTTGACCACAAGCATGTTTTTGTTAACAGCAACAACAAAGACTTCCATAATATGATTAAATCCGTAGGGGTGGAACCTATTCATGTACCGTGGAGACATAGATTCTTTGTTGATGGCGGATTGCATTGCATCACGCTTGATATTGAAAGATACTAAAAACACTACCCAATGTGAAACAAAATCTAAAAAGGAATAGAAAATAATGACTTTCAGTATACGCGCATTGACAGTTAAAAACTTTATGAGCGTGGGTAACCAAACCCAAGCTGTAGATTTCAACCGCGATGATCTCACACTCGTACTTGGTAAAAACTTAGATCAAGGCGGTGATGATGCTGGCGCACGTAACGGAACTGGTAAGACAACAATCATCAACGCATTGTCATATGTGTTGTATGGGAACGCATTGACTAAAATCAAAGTCAATAACCTCATCAATAAAACCAATGGTAAGAATATGGTATGTACCGTTGAGTTTGAGAAGGACGGACTTACATATCGTATTGAACGTGGTCGTAAACCAAACTTCCTTCGTTTCTTTATCGAAGACCAAGAGCAGATGATGGATGACGAAGCGCAAGGTGATAGTCGCAAAACACAGGAAGAGATTGAACGCCTATTAGCAATGACGCACGATATGTTCAAACACATTCTTGCGCTGAACACTTATACTCAACCTTTTCTCAGTATGCCAGCGGCACCGCAACGGAATGTCATTGAACAGTTACTTGGTATCACCTTACTCAGTGAGAAGGCAGATAACCTAAAGAAAGTGTTGAATGGTGACAAACCAAACGACATTCCAGGTACAAAAGACCTTATTCGTGATGAGGAAGTTCGTATTGCTACTATCAAACAGTCCAATGAAAAGATTGGCGATACCATCAAGAATCTTGAACTACGACAAAAAGCTTGGAAAAAATCTCATAAGGAAAAGTTGGATAAACTTGCGGAACAGTTGGAAGAACTTAGCCATCTGGATATCCAAGCAGAACTAGATGCTCATGCCGAACTAAAGGAGTGGACAGAACGGAAAGCTTTAGCGGATGCTTTGGCGAAAGAACTGTCATCAGCAGAGACAACCTTGAAACGGGCAGATAAACATCTGGATAAAGCTAAGAATAACTACGACACAGCCAAGGATATGAAATGTCCTACCTGTGAACAGGAACTACACGACGATAAACACGAACATCTTATTGACGAGGCAAGGCGTGAATGGGATAGTGCGGAAGAAGAATATCGTGAAGCGAAGGAGTTAGTTGATGATATCTCTTCACAACTGGCTACCGACCAACATATTGGACCTAAACCAGAAACATTCTATGAAGAACTACACGAGGCACATAATCATAGTTCTACATTAAACTATCTTACTACCCAGATTGAAGAAACACAGAAAGAAACTGACCCGTATAGCGAACAGATTAATCAGTTGAAAAATGAAGCTTTGACTGATATTAGCTATGATACGCTAAATGATTTATCAAAACTAAAAGACCACCAAGAATTCTTATTGAAGCTATTGACTAACAAGGATAGCTATATCCGTAAGAAAATTATTGACCAGAACCTATCGTTCTTAAATAATCGTCTTGGGTATTATCTAGACAAGATTGGATTACCACATACTGTGGAGTTCCAGAACGATTTAAGTGTTGAGATTACAGAATATGGTCGTGATCTTGACTTTGATAACCTATCCCGTGGAGAACGGAACCGTCTAATCCTAAGTCTATCTTGGGCATTTCGTGATGTATGGGAAAATCTATATCACCCAGTTAATCTATTGTTTATTGACGAGTTGATTGATAGTGGTATGGATACCAGTGGTGTTGATAGCAGTATCGGTATCTTGAAGAAGATTTCTCGTGATCGTAAGAAATCAGTGTGGCTTGTTAGTCATAAAGATGACCTCGCATCACGTGTAAATAACGTTCTAACCGTAACGAAAGAAAACGGTTATACTAGTTACGCGACAGATGTGGAGATATTGTGAGTTTAGCAAGATGGCATTATCATATTGAATCAAGCTCGCGATGCACACTAAAGTGTTTGCGTTGTGCCAGAACGGAAGTCCCAGAGACGCTTCTGAATACTCAGTTGCGTCTTGACTTCTTTCAGCGAAACTTCACAAAGGAAGTAATGCAAGAGGTCAAGAAGATTACATTCTGCGGCGACGATGGTGATCCAATTTATACGACTGATCTTATACAAATCATAAAGCACTTAAAGACTATGAACAAAGATATACAGATAGTTATTGTCACCAATGGTAGTTACAAGGATGCTATGTGGTGGCGCAAGCTTGGTATGCTTATGGGCGAACAAGATGTTATCCACTTTAGCCTTGATGGATGGGATCAGAAAAGTAATGAACAATACCGTGTCGGATCAGATTGGGAATCCATCTGCGTTGGCATTGATGCTATGATAAAATCCAAAGCCTATGTTGTGTGGGACGCCATAGCTTTCAAGTTTAACGAGAATATGATCCATATTATGAAAGAAATGGCAAAGAACAAAGGCTTCGATAAGTTTCAGCTTACACTCAGCACAAAGTTCGGTAGCTTCTATCCAAGATACGGAGAGAATGACCCACTTGAGCCAAGCTCCAAGTTAGTAAGCACAACAAACAGATTTCAACGCCAAGTCACTTATTTTACCAATCGGGATGATTACGGCAAAAGGGACACGACAAAATATTATATGAACACCCCGGTCGAGAATGGCGTTAAACCATTATGTAGAATAGGATCAAAGGGATTGTTTATAAACAGTCGTGGTGAATTTTATCCTTGTTGTTGGGTTGCAAATCGTTACGCACATAATGATGATTGGCAAGGTAAGTTCAGTCTTTATGAAAGATCATTACCAGATATTCTACAAGATGACTTCTGGGATAATGAGTTCAAAACTTTCAAGTGGTATGAATGCCAGACTAAATGTAAGTCTAGTGAAGTAACACTTGAAACAGCAAGTGAATGGTGATGAGTTTGTTTAGTGTGCAAGGACAGTTCAATATGATTAGGTTTGAAATTGACGATGTTGTTGTCAAGCCTAAAAAGATGAAGGACTGTTATTATATCAAACTTGATAGGACATGCAGAATTCGTGTATTTTTTGAACCTTGGAAAATAAAACCAGTGGTTAGAATGGATCATATTATGCTTGACTATTACCTTGCTGACATACAACAGTTTGATCATATGATAAGTATGGACTACTATCATGAAAAGTTTTGGGAATTATATAAGTCAATGGTAGAGCAATCCAAGATGGAACATTTCGGGTTGACAGATACATCAGGCGATGAATATGACTTTTACATTGGAAGACTAGAACACAAGGAATTAGTAAACGAACTAAATGAAACTACTTTTGGTAAATCTGCCAAGGCTTGACCTTGTAGCACCGTCAGCAGCATTAGGTATTTTAAACGGAATCGCAAAGGATTGTGGTTGCGATACAACTATTGTTGACTTTGTTCATATATGCAAGACTAATATGACCGACGATGAATATGCAAAACTCAACGATTGGTGTATGAATATCATCAATGATTTACCCAAAGACATCGAGAATAAGCTTATATCTTTATGGTGCGATAATGTGTACAATGTAGCAACTGACTACGACTACCTTTGTGTGAGCATTTTTAGTTATTGGAGTTTAAATCCAGCTAAGACTTTATTATCCATAAAATCACCTATTCCAGTTATCGCTGGTGGAAATGGATGTAATAACGCTAAAGATTGGATCGGCGAATATGCAAATCACGTTTGTTATGGTGATGCTGAAAATTTTATGCGGAAACTTCTAGTTGGGAAAGAATATGGTGAAAATCTAGATGACTTCCCTTTCCCATCGTATGAGGGTTTTGATTTATCCAAGTATACCTCAGATAAAGTTTATATGACGGGTTCACGTGGATGTGTTCGCCGTTGTACTTTTTGCGATATTCAGAATATTTGGCCGCAGTTTAGGTATAGGTCTGGTAAGAATATTGTAGAAGAAATGAAACATCATATTAATACAATAGGTATATCATACTTCGACTTTACAGATAGTCTCATTAACGGGTCCGTTAGCAACTTCTACAATATGAATGTTGCTATATCAGAAAGTAACCTTAACGTCAAATATGCAGGACAGGCTATTTGTCGTCCTCGTAACCAAATGCCATCACACCATTACGAAGCAATGTATTATGCTGGATGTGACCAACTAACTATTGGTATAGAAAGTTTTAGCGAAGACGTAAGAAATCACATGCGTAAAAAGTTTAGTAATGCCGATATAGATTATCATATTCAACAATCTGGATTTTACGGTATCAAGAACATCTGGCTTATGATTACAGGTTACCCGACAGAAACACTTTACGATCATCAGCAAAACTTAGGTGGATTAGAACGATATAAAGATTACGCACAATCGGTTATTGAATTAATGCGTTGGGGAACAACGATGCATATAAATATGGACACACCTATACATAGTATGCTACAATATACTAAACTTGACTCGTATGATTGGATATATAACAAGTTAGATTTAAAGGAACGAATAAGAAGAAGACTTGAGCTACACACAAAAACATACGAATGTGGATATGCTCAACCAAGAGTCCGTGAAGAATTAAATATTATAAAAGAAATATCAAGGAGATTACAATGACTACACATGAACAAATTGTAGAACAATACGAAGCTTATCTTAAAGAAAGCGAAGCTTTTGAAACTAAGAGTGTGAAGGCTGCGGCAGCACGTGCCCGTAAAGCACTAGGTGAACTAGGTAAACTAGCCAAAACTCGTCGTGCGGAAATTCAAGAAAAGAAAAACTCTATGTAAATACCTGTATGGATACAGGACATTGGGAATTTCCCCATGAGTTTGATCCTTCTGAATGGTTCGGTTTTATCTATCGTATAACCGAAAAGCATACTGGTAGACAGTATATTGGAAAGAAACAGTTTCAGTCTACTAGAAGGGTCAAGCTCAAATCAAGAAAGAATCGTAAAGTTGTGAGGAAAGAGTCGGATTGGAAAACCTATACCGGCTCTTCCACACATCTTAACGCTGCCATCGAACAGCATGGCAAAGAGAACTATGAGTTCCATATCGAGTCTCTACACGAGACAAAAGGTAGCTTATACTATGCAGAAGTAAAGATTCAAGTTGAAGAAAATGTTCTTCTTGAAGAATTAGAGAACGGAGAACGGAAATACTACAACGGAAATATTGCCGCTGTAAAATTTAGACCTCCAAAAGAAACACTAAAAGAAACGGAGTTTAAGAGAAAAAATGTGGCCCCCCTATGAGATTATAGACGATTTTTTATCCGCTGAACATTTGTCTCTTGCGGAAAACATGGATTTCGACACAGGACCATTAGATTGGGATGTGTACAATCATACCATAGATTTGGAATCAAATGTAGTATCTAATTTTTTACGAAGAAATACCCAGTTCAAGCATGTTAAATCATATAATCCAGGGTATCATAACTTATCCGATGAAACCGTTATCAATATGCGGAATTTATATGAACCGAAGTTAAAGGAAGTTTTACAACGTTTGGCCCCAGAGAAGGTTGAACATCATACCCATACTACGTTCAATATCGTTAACGTTGGAAAAGATTATGTATTTCGTATTCACTCAGACAAACCCGATAAACTACTAACAACGGTGATATACATTTCTGACTATAATGAAGGTACTTGGTTATACGATAGTGAGGATGGTGAAAACGCCAGACAAGTAGATTGGTTAAAAAATCGTGCTTTTAGTTTTAGTAGAAATGAAAATGCGTGGCATAGTTATAAATCAGACGGCATCAAGACAAGACGTACATTAGTGATATCTTTAAGGTCTGATATGTGAACGTATGAATACGTGATTACCTACACCGACAAAATTTCCTTCTGAACGCACACACGATTCAACCATTTCAAAACCATGATTTTCCATTATTCCGAATACGTTTCTATGCTTTTCTAGGTTCGTATTTATTTCCATAATAACAGACTTGGTTTTTGGATTTTGTAGAGTTTTTTCAGCACCAAGAATAACCTTATAGTCAAAGCCATCTACATCAATTTTTAAATGAATATCCTTCTCAACACTTCGGTTTTCCATAAACTGGTCAATAGTAATGGACATACATCCTTGTTTGGCGGCAGATTTAGTTGGATTTAGGTTATAATCAAGTTCTTCTCCAAATGAATGACATGATGTACCGTCTTCAATGCCATTTATATATAGCTCATTAAAATCCATCTTATCACTTACAGCCAGACAATAAGCGGTTATTTGATCTTGTAACCCGTTCAAGATGATGTTTCTACATAATAAAGAGTAATTCCTATGTTCGGGTTCAAATGCGTAAACTCGTAACTTATGTTTGAAAGCGGCTGGCAGAGCATACATACCGACATTCCCACCGACATCTAATAAGATATCTCCTTCGGATTGTGTATGCAGCCATCGCATCCCCAATTCATCTTTTATGTGTATTCTTTCTACACGTTTCACACATCTGCGATTCGGTGTCAGGTATTTTATACCATTTAATTCTCTGATTTCGTCTGTCATGTTTTTATTTATAAAAAAAATTGACTCTTGATTTATAAAGCATATATAATAGTATCTGTAAGGCATAAAACTTAGGCACAATCAGGCATACCTCCGGGACATCCCATTTAGGCACAATAGGCACAAAATACCCACACAATATGTTTTAATTATGCGTCAGGACGGCTCGCATTATGCGTCCATGCGTGGGAGGCAGAGACACTTACGGCTCAAATGATTGCGGCACTGTGAAAAAGGTACAACCGCAGCCCAAAACTCATCTTGGTTATCTACGGGATGTGAGGGTCCATTAGAGGAAGCTGGGGTAGGAGGTAACGGCTAATCGCCTTCGTTCTTAGGAAATCCCCTTTAGGTAAATGCTGTAGAAACTCACAGAAAGAGTACGGCTTTTTTTACTTCTCCTGCGGATAGGAGAAGTATGCCCAAAATCTACAGAAATAGTGGAAATAAGAACTATTCAGTTCTAAAATTTTAAGCCCCAATAACTATGGAATGAAATGTGGAATGAATAACTGAGTGCAGCGAAGCGAAACGAAGTTATGAGTTACACCGATGAACGTAGTTCATCGATTACTGATAAATAACTGTACTATGAAAACACATGAAATTATTACTGAAGGTCCAATCGATTCTATTAGAAAGGGATTGAGTAAGACCAAAGAAAAGCTGGATAAAAAGAAACTAATGCATGTTGCTAAAGTTTCCGCAAAAAAAGTCCATGATCTTTGGATATCGACTATAGGTAAATATACTCCGGATAACCCAGAACTTGAAGATAACGACCCAGTAGTTAAACAAGATGCAATCGATAAACTGTTAAAAATGTTTGTAGGTAAAGTTTTCAATGAAAACGATTTATCCAAAACGACTCCACCATACAATAGCGGTGATGATATCAAAGAATATCTAACACAACTAGTTATTAATAGAGCAAAAGATAAATTTAGTAAGAAAATGACAGATACACCGCCTGCTGGGCCTGCTCCTAATAGTAGGATCGATTATTTGGGTGTCGGTCATAAATGGAATGGTTCACAGTGGTTAAGAATTACCGGCGCCGGTTTTGTTCCAGCAACTGATCAGGCGGCAGTACAAGCGGCGTGGGATGCTGCAAATCCATAACTAGAAATAAGGAAGTCCTGACTTATTCGTTACTTCCATATTATCGCTTATGATAGATGAAATGATTTCCATTTCTTCACTACTCAAATGCATTGCTTCACTGTAGCTAATACTTCCTCTCATATTCCAGCATATAACAAGTAAGTTTTTCTTGATGGCTTTTACAGACTTTTCCATATCTTTCAGCATTTTTACAATGCTCTGGTTATCTAGCTGTAAAAGCCTTACCCGAAAAAATCAGAAAATTCCAATGAAAGTTTAGTAATATATTCATTTCCGCACTTATCACAAGTGATATGCATATCGGATATCTTTTCATTTTTAGCATTCATTTCGAATATCTTTTTCTTTATTGCCTCGTATGTGATTCTATCACAGTTATCAATAAACTCATTTAGATGTACAACGTTATCAATTTTTTTACCATCGGGCATTTCTATATATAATATACTATCGGTTATCTGATTTAATGTCAAATCCGCAATTTTTGCTACAATATCGTTGAGGATAAACAATCTATTCTCTTCATCTTCATCTTTATTTGTTGCTACCATTATAGCTCTTTTTTGCTCATATGCTTCTAAGTTCTTAGAGTTTATAGTCTTAAAGTTTTGTGGTTTAAAAAATATTTTTAAATCTTTATATACAGCGGGAACATTTAGATCGGGAACTTGTATTCTATCTAGAACACTTGATAAGTCTATTTTATAATCATCTACGTTTCTACATTGTTCATTCGGACATTCAGAAGTTATAGTTAGTGTCTCGCCATACGAAGCAATTCTGATAGCGATTAAAATAGAATCAAGGTCAATAGATGGAACCCAGTTAGCATCCTTTATGGAAGGTATGCAGCTTTCTATAATTTTTCTAGTAGCAGAACCATTTAAAAGAGCATCAGGGGTTTGGAGAATAATATCATCTTTTGCCGTCATTGGGAAAACTTCTACTTCGCCGTTATCACTTGCAAGCATTCCTTCAGGATACCATTCTCCTTTACTCGGAAGTTCTAGAACTAATGCCGGCACACGAAAGTAACTTTGTAGTGGATTTGTATTCATATTGATAACTCCATAACGATAAATATCTGTATGAATATTTATTTGATTAATAATGGCGGTATATAATTATGGCGGCAACGAATGATGATATTGTTAATAGTCTTGCATCATTGATGACTGCTAGTGAAAGAAACACCAATAGTATTGTCGATGCTCTTTCTTTGATATCTGGCGGTAATGGAACCGGCGGCGGTGGCGGCGGAAGAAGAGACATTGATAATTTCAGAAGGCAACTACGCCAAGCGGGTGGTGAACTAGAAAATATTGACGATATTTTAGAAGATACTGCCGATAACATGAGTTTATTTTCTACTAGTGCGAAAAATGCAGGAAAGAACCTTGCTAAAGCCAGCGGTGATGTTGCTGGCGGTCTAATGGATTCCAAACAGTCTTTCACCAGTTTCCAACCAATAATCAAAATGGTTGCTGATCAGCTTGGTAAAATGGCCGAAGCTGCTGGCGAAGCAGCAAGTGCCATTCCATTCATTGGTGGGTTATCAACTGCTGCTGGTAAAGCCGGAGCAGCTATAATTACGGCTGGAGCCGCTTTCAGTGGTTTTGCACTGGGTCAGTTGCAGAAATATACAGACACAATGAGAACATTACAAGCCCAAGGTGTACAATTTGCCGGTGGCCTGACTGAAATGGGTGAAAAAGCTAACGAAACGGGACTTCTACTCACACAATTTCAGACGTTCACGAAAAAAGCAAATGCTGAGTTAGTACTTCTCGGTGGTTCAGTGTCCAATGGTGTTACTACATTTAATACGTGGATGAGATCATCGATTGGTGCAACAAAAGCCGAACAAGCTGCCAGTATAAAATTAAGAGAAGAACGTGAATTGGAACTAAGAAGTCTTGGGTACTCATTTGAAGAAGCTAGGGAGACACAAGCGGAATATTTGGCAATGGTTCAGCGAACAGGGCAGTTACAGTATATGTCTCAAGAGGAAGTGAGAACCGGCGCACAACAGTATGCTAAAAACCTTAAACTACTAAGTTCCTTCACTGGCGAAGAAGTAGATGCAATACAAAAGAAACAACAGGAAGCTATGAGATCAGCGGCTGTTCGTGCTTCATTGGATGAACTAGCCGAACAGAACATTACCGGTGTAACTGATAATTTTAAACAGTTGACAACAGTAGCAGCACAGTTTGGTCCACTGGGTCAAAAAGTTATCGATGAAGTGTTGTCCAGAGGTAGATTGGTTTCAGACGATACGTTGCAGTTTGCAAGAACAAACGCCTCTTTGGTAAAATGGTTAACCGATCAAACGCTACAAATAAAGCAAGGTGCAAACCCAAAAGCATACTCAGATGCTATGTTTTCCAGTTATAAAGCTGCTACTGAAGGTTTTGCGGCTGACGTAAAAGGTAATAGGTGGATTGCACAACTAGCTACTATTCCTGGTGCCGCCCAGGAAGGTATCATTAAAACTGTACAAGACACATATACTTTTACATCTGATGCAGTTAGAAAACAGGTTGCATTGGATAATACGAAACTAAGTGCCGATATCGAAGGCGCTGCTAAAGGTTTAGATAAAACGACACAACAGGTCAACAAAGCATCTCAATCTTTACAAAATGCTGCTGAACAACTACAAGAACTGGGACAAAAAACCCTCGGTGTCGGTGGAACTTTGGTTGAAATATCATCTAAATCTATTGAGTTTGTGGCAGAACAATTAAATAATCTTGGTACAATTTTGGAAAAAATGAATGGTGTGAACAATCCAGATAGCAGTAGCACATCTTCCGCAAGGCGGACCGCCAAAGTGGTGGACGAACTCGGTGCGGTCGATGCCTCTGGTAATCCGATAGGAAGACAAATATACGATCCTACGACTTCGGGCCTTAATCCGTTCAGAGGTTCCACGTCCGAGAGGTACGGTAAGTTTGGGGATTTGATCTCAAGTGATAAAAAAATAGATGACGAAGAAAAGCAACATCTTAAAACTAACATTGAGGAACTAAAGAAAGAAATAGCTGATCTTAGAACAGATGCCTCTAAACAGCGTGGTTTCGAACGCAATAGAACAAACAAGGAAATTGAAGATAGTAATGCAGTTCTGGAAACTCTACAAGAGTTATTAAAAGAAGCCAAAAAAACAAGTTCAAACACCGCTGACGTAGCATCAAAACCTGACTAATGAATATTTTTCTAATAAATACCCTATATAAAAGGAATACGAATGTCTTGGCGCAAACACTTTAAACTACACAGTTCTACATCCAGCCCATTGACCCATGCGAACGCTGGTCATAGTAATACAGACTCCTTTGGGTATGGAAACTGGGCAAACAATCTACCAGATGTATATACTGGTCACCCTAACCGTATTGAACGATATGCTCAATATGAGAATATGGATGCTGATGCTGTAGTCAATGCTGCCCTAGACATTATTGCTCGTTCTTGCACACAGAAAAACGTAGAGAACGGTACTTCTTTCGACATTTATTTCAACGAAAAAGCAACTGATAATGAAATCAAGATGCTCCGTGAAGCACTTATCCAATGGTGGAAAATTAACGATTTTGAAAAACGTATCTTCAAGATTTTCAGAAACACCATCAAGTACGGTGACCAAGTATTTATCCGTGATCCAGAGACAATGGAGTTATACTGGGTTACGATGGAAGATGTTGTTAAAGTTATCGTGAACGAAGGTGATGGTAAGAAACCAGAGCAATACGTTCTTAGAAACATCAACCCAAACTTCGAAAACATGACGATGACCCAGCATACACACCAGGATGCATCAACTGGCGTAACGTCTACCGGAACAAGTGTAAATCAAAGTTATTTACAGCCACAGGGTGGGTATGCTATGGATGGTGGTTCTCGTTTTGAACAACAAATCAACGAGAATGCTATTGCTGTTGAACACATTGTTCATTGTACCCTAACAGAAGGACTTGATGTATCTTGGCCTTTCGGTACATCCATTCTTGAGAAAATCTATAAAGTATTCAAGCAGAAAGAACTTCTTGAAGACGCAATCCTAATCTACCGTATTCAACGTGCCCCAGAACGCCGTGTATTCAAGATTGATGTAGGTAATATGCCTTCCCATATGGCTATGGCTTTTGTTGAGCGTGTAAAGAACGAAATCCATCAAAAGCGTCTACCGTCTGTAAACGGTGGTCAAAATGCTATGGATGCTACATATAACCCACTATCAACTGGTGAGGATTATTTCTTCCCAACAACTGCTGATGGTCGTGGTTCAAGTGTGGAAACATTAGAAGGTGGTTCTAACCTTGGCGAGATTAATGACCTATTATATTTCAACAATCTATTACTACACGGATTGCGTGTACCGAAAACATATATCTCAACCTTCTCAAGTGACGGAAACTCTGCTTATAATGATGGGAAATTAGGCCAATCCTTGATGGAAGAACAGGTATATAACGACTTCTGCATGGGATTACAAACTCTTATTGCTCCAACACTTGACCAAGAATTCAAAATTTTCCTTTCTTACCGTGGTCTTGAGATTGATAACTCTGTGTTTGACTTACGTTTCAATGAACCACAAAATTTTGCTGCCTATCGACAAGTAGAGGTGGATAGTAACCGTATTAGTACATTTACACAACTGAAAGATGAACCATATATGGCGAAACGTTTTCTAATGAAACGCTATCTCGGTCTTACAGAAGAAGAGATGCAAGAGAATGATGAGATGTGGCGTGAAGAAAATTCTCAAGACGATACATTACCTATTAGCGGAGAAAGTATGCGCGGTATTGGTATGAGTCCTGGTGGTTTCGAGAGTGATATGGAACTTGCCGATCCCGAACAGCCTGATATGGGAGATGATATGGGTCTAGAAGACGAAGGCGGAACTCCTGTTGAGGGCGGTGAAGACCTTGATATTTGATAAATAAAAGAAAAAGGTACAGTGATGTTTTTAGCAGAGTTATATACCCGCCCCGAAGACCAAGAAGGACACCTTGACCAGAAAGAAGATGAGTCAAGAGCAAATAAATCCGATACTCGTAAAACACGATTAACCCTTGCCCATATTAACAAACTTCGTATGATGAATGATGCGAGGACAGTAGAATATGAGGAAAAAATCAAACAGATTCAGCAACAATACAAAGCACCTTCGGAAGAAGGCGGTGAAATGTCACTATAAAACTCCAAAAAATGCAAAAAATAAGTTATTTGCTAAATATATAAGCACTTATTGGTAAATAAGTGTATAGAAGCCTATTAACTTTAAAGGAGTTTTACTAATATGAGCAAGTTTGAAAAACTAATTGAATACGTAGTAAATGAAGAAATGGACAAGGCCCGTAGCCTTCTCCACGATATCTGCGTAGAAAAATCCCGTGAAATTTATGAAAACATTCTAGATGAAGAAGACCTAGATGAGTCAGAAGACGAAGAAATGGACATGGACGATGAAGACGAACTAGGAGAATCTTTCGTAGATGAAGACGAGTTCTCTAATAAACTTCCATCCGACGATATGATTGATGATATCGAAGCTGATGAAGCTGGTATGACAATGGAAATGGACGATGAGATGGGTGACGAAGACCTAGAAGATCGTGTTGTTGATCTAGAAGATGCATTAGATGACCTAGAAGCAAAATTCTCTGAAATCGTAGACGGCGGTGAATACGGCGACGAAGAAGACGAAGATGAACTAGGTATGGAATTCGACGACGAAGAAGGTGACGACGAAGAAATGGACATGGACGATGAAGAAGACGACGACATGGACTTCGGTGACGAAGAAGATGAAGTTGAAGAAACATTTGTTCGTGAATATAAAGAAAAAGTCGCACCAGCAAAGGGCGAAGACCCAGGTAAAGGCCACGGACCAGTTGCTAAATCAGGCAAAGGTTCAATGCAAACCAAGGGTTCAATGTCCGACAATGCGACTCCGAAATCAGGTGATTTCGCTGGCGGCATCAACACTGAACTAGGTAAACACGACAAAGTTCCAGCAGCCAAGAGCGAAGACCCAGGCAAGGGCAAAGGCCCAATGCCAAAGAGTCACAACTAAGGCTCCTTAGAGAGTTAAAGGAAAGTAAAAATGGCTTCTTACTTGAGAGAACACCTTACCTTCAATCAGGCACAAATCGTCGTTGAAAGTGCCAATGAAGGTAAGGAACTCTTTATGAAAGGCATTTGTATTCAAGGTGATGTACAGAACGCTAACAAGCGTGTATATCCAGTGAATGAAATCAATAATGCTGTTAAACAGATTACAGAGAAATTAAAGAACGGTGAATCAGTTCTAGGTGAAGTAGACCACCCAGACGATTTGCAGATAAACCTTGACCGTGTATCTCACACTATTGAAAATATGTGGATGGAAGGTGCAAACGGTTTCGGTAAATTAAAGATTATTCCAACTCCAATGGGTAAGCTCGTGCAAACCATGTTGGAGTCTGGCGTAAAGTTGGGCGTATCAAGTAGAGGTAGTGGTAATGTTAATGAAAGCAATGGCACTGTCTCAGATTTCGAAATTGTCACAGTGGACGTAGTAGCCCAACCATCAGCCCCAAATGCATATCCAACAGCCATCTATGAAGGCTTATTGAATATGAATGGTGGGCAAGCACTTCTGAACATCGCCAAAGAGGCTGGCGAAGATCAAAAAGTTCAGAAATATCTAAGAGAAGGCGTTATTCGTCTTATCAAAGACCTAAAACTTTAGGATAAACAAGGAGAACTATATGTTCGATGCACTAAAACCATTATTGGAAAGCGATCTAGTCAATGAAGAAACCCGTCAGGCTATTCAAGAAGCTTGGGAAGAAAAAATTGGCGAAATCAAAGAGCAATCCAAGGCGGAACTCCGTGAGGAATTCGCTCAAAAATATCAGCACGATAAAACAGTAATGGTTGAAGCACTTGATAATATGGTAACTGAAAGTCTACAGGACGAGCTAAAGCAGATCGTAAAAGAAAAGCAAGCTCTTGCTGAAGACCGTGTGAAGTTCAATAAAAAAATGACAGAATCTGCACAAAGGTTTGACCAGTTCATGGTTACTAAACTAGCAGAGGAAATCAAAGAACTTCGTTCTGACCGTAAAGTACAAGCTGAAGCACTAGCTAAGTTTGAAGACTTCATGGTTCAAGCTCTAGCTGAAGAAATCGAAGAATTCCAAGCTGACAAGAAAGACCTAGCTGAAACTAAGGTTAAACTTGTAACAGAAGCGAAAACTAAGATTGCTGACCTACAGAAAGCATTCATCAAGAAATCAGCTAAACTTGTGGAAAGCACAGTTACTAAAAACCTTACAAAAGAACTTACTCAACTCAAAGAAGATATTGATGCTTCAAGAAAGAACGACTTTGGTCGCCGCATCTTCGAAGCTTTTGCATCTGAGTTTGGTGCATCCCACCTAAACACAAATGTAGAAATCAAGAAACTCGAAAAAGAACTAGCTAATCAGAAAGCTCTAGTTGCTGAGTCCAAGGACAAAGTATCTAAAGCCGCTCGCCTAGTTGAAAGTAAGGATCGTGAACTTGCTGGTGTCAAAGACAGCATCAAGCGCACAAAGGTTATGCAAGAACTTCTACAACCATTAAATCGTGAGAAGGCAAATGCTATGCGTGAGCTACTTGAATCTGTTGAAACAGGTAAACTACAAACAGCATTCGACAAATATCTACCTGCTCTGCTAAACGAAACCCGTAAACCATCAACCCAAAAGAAAGTGGTAACCGAGTCCCGTTCAGAAAAAACAGGCGATAAAAACAAAGTAAAGCCAGAAGCAGATGTCGTAGAACTAAGCGATATCCGTAAATTGGCTGGTTTATAAAATAGGAGACAAATACAAATGTCACAACCACTACTAGAAAGCCGCTGGGACGAAACTAAAGGCGCTCTACTTGAGGGTCTAGAAGGTTCCAAGCGCAACTCAATGAGTGTTGTTCTTGAAAATACAAAGAAAGCACTACTACGCGAAACAGCAACTGCTGGTGCAACAGCACACGGTAACGTAGCTACTCTAAACAGAGTTATTCTACCAGTTATTCGTCGTGTTATGCCAACTGTTATCGCAAACGAACTAATTGGTGTTCAGCCAATGCAAGGTCCAGTTGCACAAATCCACACACTACGTGTTCGTTACGCTGATACCGTAACATCCACAGGTGGTACAGGCGCAACTGCTGGTGATGAAGCTCTATCACCATATCGTATCGCAGAAGCATATTCTGGTGCTGATACAACAACAAACGCTAACAATGACGCTCGTGCAGCTTCTACAGCTACACTAGAAGGTGACCCAGGTCAGCGTATGAACATCCAGATTGTCAAGCAACCTGTTGAAGCTAAGTCCCGTAAGCTATCCGCTCGCTGGACTTTTGAAGCTGCACAGGACGCAGACGCAATGCACGGCATTGATATCGAAGCTGAAGTAATGGCAGCACTAGCACAGGAAATCACACAGGAAATCGACCAAGAAATCCTCGGTTCCCTACGCGCCCTAGCCGCTACCGAATACACCTTCGATCAAAACACCGTTTCAGGTACTGCCACATACGTTGGTGACGAACACGCTGCTCTAGCAGTTCTAATCAACCGTGTTGCTAACCTAATCGGTCAGCGCACACGCCGTGGTCTAGGTAACTGGGCAGTTGTTTCCCCAGAAATGCTAACAGTTCTACAGAGTGCTTCTACTTCAGCATTCGCTCGTACAACTGAAGGTACTTTCGAAGGTCCAACCAACCAGAAGTTCGTTGGTACGCTAAACAGCACAATGAAAATCTACGTAGACACATATGCTGCTAACACAACACCTGTCCTAGTTGGCTATAAAGGCAACACAGAGACAGATGCGGCTGCATTCTACTGCCCATATATCCCACTAATGAGCAGTGGTGTCGTACTAGACCCAGCAACCCTAGAGCCAGTAGTTGGCTTCATGACAAGATATGGATACGTCGAATTGACAAATACGGCATCAAGTTTTGGTAATGCCGGCGATTATCTTGGAGAAATTGCCGTAAGTAATATTTCCTTCCAGTAAGGAAAAGTTGCGAAAGCAAACCCAAATGGGTCAAAAGATTGGGGAGAACTTCGGTTCTCCCCTTTTTTTATATTGACTTTTTATATTTGATAGTGCGATAATGATAAATAAAAGTGTAGGTCACGAGGCGGCAACCTCTACCTACTCTATATACGAAAGGAAAACGAATGTATACAGCATATACTTATTTACTAACTCATAAACCAACGAACACATTATACTACGGAGTGCGCTACTCTGTCAATAGAAAAAATATGGAACCCGAAAAAGACCTTTGGGTGGATTATTTCACATCATCATCAAGGGTTCATCAACTTATTGCTGAATATGGTGCTGATAGTTTTATTGTGGAGATTGATAAAGTCTTTGATAATAGGGATGATGCTATTGCGTATGAAGAAAAGTATTTGGTAGAAAATCAGGTTCAGCATGATTCAAGATACCTAAATGGTAATATTGCTGGGGCAATCTTTGCCACGGAAGAAAGTTTCCAAAAGATAAGCGAAGCATTATCCGGTGTTCCCAAAAGCGAAGAACACAAACAAAAAATTAGCGAAGCACTAAAAGGACAAAACAAGGACTATTGTAAAACACCTGAATACCGAGAAAATATGTCAAAAATAATGATGGGAAAAAATAACCCACGATATGGAAAAGAAGTAAAACAGGAAACCAGAGACAAGATAAGTCAAGCCAATAAAGGAAAGCCAGCACATAACAAAGGAGTTCCTATGAGTGAAGAACAAAAGGCTAAACTATCCGCTGTTATGAAAGGAAGAAAACAAGACCCAGAAGTTGTAGCCCGTAGAGCAAAATCACAAACTGGTCTAAAGCGTCCCACGAAGCATTGCGTTCATTGTGGCAAGGATGTTGCTGTAAATGTTTATCCACGCTGGCATGGTGATAACTGTAAAGAATCCTCTTGACAAACTATCAAAATATGCTATACTAACCTTACGATAACTTTTATGGAAGTTTACGTCATGGCTGAACCTATTTGTGAAATAGATGCAGATGGAAACAAAGAATGGTGGCTAAATGGCGAACTTCATAGAACGGATGGCCCTGCTGTTGAAGATGCAGATGGAACCAAAGAATGGTGGCTAAATGGCGAACTTCATAGAACGGATGGCCCTGCTATTGAACATGCAGATGGAAGCAAATTTTGGTATCTAAATGGCAAACGACATAGAACAGATGGCCCTGCTGTTGAACATGCAAATGGAACCAAATATTGGTATCTAAATGGCGAACGACATAGAACAGATGGCCCTGCTTATGAACATGCAGATGGAAGCAAATTTTGGTATCTAAATGGCAAACGACATAGAACAGATGGCCCTGCTGTTGAACATGCAGACGGAACCAAAGTTTGGTGGCTAAATGGCGAACTTCATAGAACAGATGGCCCTGCTGTTGAAGATGCAGATGGAACCAAAGTTTGGTATCTAAATGGCAAACAAGTAAATGGTCCATATGATATTATGTCAGACAAAGATGCCTTTTGGTGGAGTTTGGTAAACTAAACAATAAAATCCTCTTTTATGATAAATACTACTGAACTATCCTATGAGATAGACTTATGGGGAACACCATCCCCGTAGCCCTAGAACGGCATATTATAAGGAGAAAACAAAATGGGTCGTCCGATTAACAAAAACAAGATTGGTCAAGGTGCTGGTCGTATCAAAGTTTCAAGACACTTTTTCACAGGTGGTAGTGAACTAACAACAAACGCTTGGATTGTTAACCAGCGTTCAACATATGAGTTCACAGTTTCCGATGGTGTTTCAACTGAAGTTCTTACATTGGTTGACAAAACAGGTTCACTCGTAGCGGGTGAATTCACAGTCAATGCTGTTCTTGATGATTCAACTGTTGTTCAGGTTACTAAACTACGTAATCGTACAATTCAGTATGATGATGCAACAAATATTGGTTATGAGCTTGAGGGTGTAGAAGGTGGTGACCACACTACTGATGACAATCGCGCATCCGTGGAAACACAGAGCTAAACTCAATAATCTAATATTACAAAATCAATAAAAGAAATAGTCATGGTAAATACTGTGACTATTTTTTTTATGGGAAGCTTATGAATAAAGAACAAAAACGATTATGGAAGCGTGAGCAGAAAGAGTTAAAGCGACTAGCGAAAGAAAACTCTGGTAAACCATTGAAGCATCCAGCCGCAGAATCTGCGTTTGTATTTGGTAATGGTATAACTAGAAAAGAAATGGACCCAGAAACATTACGAGGCAAGGGAACCATTTACGGGTGTAACTTTTTTTATGAAGATTGTGTCCCTGATGTATTGATTGCGGTTGATATGGCTATTGCTAATCATATTCAGAAGTCAGGTTATACCAAAGACAATCTAATGTATACACGAAATCCTGTGAAATGGTTTGGTAAAGAAACCAAGGTACAAGAGATAAAAAAGAATAATGCGTATAGTTCTGGTCCTGTGGCCTGCACTTTGGCCTGCGAGGCGGGGCATAGGTATATCTATATGATTGGATTTGACTTGATGGGATTGGGTAAGTTTGATGATAAAAAAGAGAAACGCAAACTGAATAATGTCTTTGCTGATAGAGAGTTTTATAAGAAAAGCAACGCTGATGAAACGCATTATAACAACTGGATTATGCAAATGACTGATATAATGAAAGAGTTTCATGATAGAAAGTTCATTAGGGTTAATCCACATTTAGATTATAGTCCGTTGGAGTGGAGGGATTTACATAACTATAAGAGTATCCATCTAAAACATTTCCTCCAACAGATAAATACATAAAACAGGAGTTTTGCAGTGTCTAAAACATTTATCGTAGATGGTGAGTTTAATGTAGAATCTACAGGGGATATAACCCTAGAAAGTACAACGGGAACAGTGAACTTACAAGGTGCTGGTGGTCCAACAGTTTTCACCGGAGACGTGACTATTACTGGTGATCTGGATATTCAAGGGTCAACAACCACTGTTGATACTATCAATACAACCATCAAAGATAATATGATTGAGCTAAACTCTGGTGAAAGTGGTGCTGGTGTATCTCTCACATACGCCGGTGTAGAGATTGATCGTGGAAGCTTACCTAATGTGAATATTCGTTGGAATGAAACAAGCGACGAATGGGAACACACTACTGACGGTTCTACTTGGGGAACTATCCCATCAAGCGTTGCTCCTGGTATTTTCCTTACTGATATTGTGCAAGATTTGACCCCGCAGTTAGGTGGTGACCTAGATGTAAATGGGCAATCTATTGTAACAACAAGCGGCGGCAACATTGTTCTTGCCCCAGATACGACAGGTGATGTTCTACCTGGTACTGATTCACAGTATGACTTTGGTGCTACTGGAACACGATGGGCGACCATTTATGCTGATACCGTAGATGGTACAACACTAACAGGAACACTATCAACTGTTACACAAAACAACGTAACCACTATGACTTCATTAGCATCAGTTGGTGCTTTAGACAGCGGTTCTATCACCGCAAACTTTGGTAATATTGATAATGGAACAAGCAATATTACATCTGGTGGTATTTGGACTATTGATGTGGATGGTACTGCTATTGGTGCTGCTGGTTCACTAAACTTTGGTGCCGCTGGAAACGATGCTGCTATTTACTGGAATGGAACGAACCTTGAGATTGATACCACAGTTGGGTTAGATATTAGTATTTCTGGTACTCCTCAAGCTGTTATGGATGGCTCTGGTGATTGGAATCTACAAGCAAACAATCTAACCACAACTGGCGATATTACTGCTACAAATGTAACTGGTACTTTACAAACTGCTGCCCAGCCAAATGTTACATCATTGGGAACGCTAACCGCATTAGACATTGACCAGATTACTATCAACGGTAATCGTATTTCATCTAACACCACAAACTCTAATATTGAAATGGACCCAAGTGGTACTGGCTTTATTGAGATGATTGGTACAAATGGTTTCGTTCCACCTAAAGGTACAACAGGAGAACGCCCTGGTTCTCCAAGTGGTGGCATGACCCGTTTCAATACAACCAGTGGTAAACTAGAGTTTTGGAATGGTGCTTCTTGGGAACCGGCTGGTGTTACAATCACTGGTGAAATTTTTGGTGATACATTCACAGGTGATGGTTCTACTGCTGCTTTCACCATGTCTCAAACAACAGACAACGATAACGAACTGTTCATTACAATCAACGGTGTTGTCCAAGACCCTGGTATTGCTTATACTGCTGCTTCCAACGTGGTTACATTTACATCTGCACCAGCAGACGGTGATAGCATTATCATTCGTAACCTATACGCTGCACAGGGTGTAACGCAGATTATTGATGCGGATTCCGACACATATGTTCAGGTTCAACAACTTGCAACAGATACAGATACTATTGAGTTCTATGCTGGTAGCGTAAACATTTCTGATATGACTTCTACTGGTATGCGCCTTGGTGGAGCAAATGCCCGTGTAACAACCATTCTTGATGAAGATGCGATGGGTTCTGATTCAGCAACTGCACTAGCCACACAACAATCTATTAAAGCGTATGTGGATGGTAAAAACAGTATTTCACAAGGAAATACAAGCATTACTATCACGGATGCTGGTACTGGTGATATTAATATTACAGTTGATGGGGGAACATTCGCCGCATATACAGTTGCTGGTGGAGCTAACTTCCAAGCAAATAATATCACAACAACTGGTGCTATACAGGGTGGCGCAAGTTCTGGTGTTGGTATTGCTAGAACAGATGGTACATTCCACGTTCATACAGCAAGTGCCGGAACATGGACCGCTCCAACAAACTTTGATGATTTGGTTGTTGAAAATAATACAAATGGTGGTATTGTGGTTGGCGTTCCAGACGCCGATGAGGGCGTTATTGGTATTTCTTCTCCATCCACGACAGGTGCAGTTGGCTATGGAATGCTATGGGATTATGATGTTGGTATCGGACGTTTATTCACATCTAAAGTTGGTGGGTCTATACGATTAGACGCCGATAATCAGATTCCTAACCTCACCCTATCCGGCGGTTCAGGTTCAGAGTTAGCAACGTTTGCGGGTGATATAAGACTAACTGCCGGAGATATTCTCCCATCTGCGTCATCCACTATCCAAAATGTCGGTTCACCTACTGATAAGTGGACTAATATGTACGCAGATCAGTTCCACGGTGTAGCAACAATAGCACAATACGCTGACGTTGCGGAACGCTATCATGCGGATGCAGAATACTATCCCGGTGATGTTGTTGTATTCGGCGGCGACAATGAGATAACAATGTCTACACTATACAATGATCACCGTGTGGCTGGTGTTATTTCTGGCGCACCAGCGTATATGATGAACAGCGAAGCTGGACCAAACGAAACACACCCATATGTTGCTCTAACTGGTCGTGTTCCTTGTAAGGTTCGTGGAACTATCAACAAAGGCGATCTTCTTGTAACATCTGATATACCGGGCGTTGCTATTGCACGTAACGTAACTACACCGTTCTTACCTGGCACTATTCTGGGTAAAGCACTTGAAGAGTACGATTCAGAAGAAGTAGGCATGATTGAGGTTGTACTTGGGCTATCATAATCTTTCTGTTTTGGATAAATATTAGAAACAGTGGAGATTTAGATGGCAGTTACGAGAATCAAACGTGATCAAATTACAGACGGCGAAGTTGTACAGGCTAAAATCGGTACAGGCGAAGTAACTGGTGCCAAACTAGAAGACGATATTACATACAACAGTAATATGATTATCACTGGTAACTTGACTGTTCAAGGAACCACTACAACTCTTTCCACAACAAACACAGTTATCGAAGACCCCCTTCTATACTTGAGTTCTACTGAAACAGGTACACCAAGTGCTGACGCTGGTTTCATCGTTGAGCGTGGCACATCAACTAACGTTGGTTTCATTTGGGATGAAAGTGCTGATGAGTTTGCTGTTATCGGTGACACTGCTGAAACTGGTGGAACTGCTGGTGATGTGACTATTACTGGTTATGGTGATCTTCGTGGTAATACGATATATGCCCAGACAGGATTTAGTGGTGATGGCTCATCTCTAACTTCACTAACAGCCGCAAACATCAGCACAGGAAACCTAGCACAAGGTGTTCAGACGTATATTGCCGGAGACTCTGGTAATACTGCTTATAAGATGGTGTTTATCGATTCTGCTTCAGCAGTATCTGGAAACTCAAACTTTATAAAAGATGGTGGTGGTGATGCGGAGTTCACATACAATCCATCAACAAATACACTAACAGTAGCTAATGTCGTCGGTAATGCTGACACTGCTGATGCGTGGTCTACAACAAGAACAATCACTATGTCTGGTGATGTAAGTTCGGACGCTGTGAACATTGATGGTTCAGGTAATGTAACTATTACGAATACTGTTGTTGCTAACGACAGTCATACTCACGATATGGCAAATCTTACTGGGACTACATATGCCGCTGGGTCGGGTGCAAACCTAACTTCACTAACAGCCGCAAACATTTCAACAGGTAGTTTAGCGGATGGGGTCGATCATTATATGACTGCATCATCAACCGCTTCAGCATTCAAGGTTGCTTTAGTAGACACAACAGGTGATGCTTCTGGTAACTTTGGTATCAACTTTGATAGTGGAACTGGTGAGTTTACATACAATCCATCAACTAATACACTAACCGCATCAAATATTGCTGGTACACTAACCACAGCCGCACAATCAAACGTTACAAGTCTTGGTACACTAACTACGCTAACAGTTGATAACCTAACTATCAACGGAAACACGATGCAGTCTGATTCTGGTGCCTTTATTATTGAAGGTCAAGCAGCATCTGAAATAGCAATCAACGAGGCTGGCGCAGATGTGAATACTCGTATTGAAGCATCTGGTGAAGCAAATGCTATCTTCGTAGAAGGCTCAAGTGGTAATGTCGGTTTTGGTACTGCGGCTCCATCTGCTGGTGCGACTGTTCATATCAACTCCACCGATTCTATTATTCTACCCGTTGGTCTAACTGGTGAAAGACCAGGATCACCAGCAACTGGTATGACACGCTGGAATACATCTACTGGTAACATTGAAGTTTATAGTGGTTCTGGTTGGAATGCTCTAACACAAGCATCCGATAACCGTATTGATGCTGGTGATTCTTATATCGCAATAACGGATGCTGGAACAGGTTCTATTGAGGTTAATATTGACGCAACAACTGTTGCTACATACGATCCGTATAAGTGGACACTAAATGGCGCAACAGTTCACACATCAGTCTATAACACAACAACAAACGCAACACCAACTGAACTATTTGTAGATGGTTCATCAACGAGACTATCTATTGCGTCTGGTAAGGTATGGGCATTCACGGCACTTATTGCTGGGAGAAGAACAGATGTTGCCGGTAATACTGCTGGATATAAACTTGAAGGTGTTATTGAGAATATAGGTGGAACAACAACATTGGGTGGCTCTGTAAAAACAATCTTTAATGAAGACGATACAAACTGGGATGTTGCTGTTTCTGCTGACGATGCAAATGACGCACTGGTATTCACAGTTACTGGTGTCGCCGCCCACACAATATCGTGGCGAGCAAGTGTAACATATGAGGAAGTATAATGGGTCAGATTATTATTAGCGCACAAGATGAAGCAGTAACAACAGGTGGTGGCGAAACATTTGCTGGATTAGCATCACCTGCTTTCACAGGAACACCAACGGCACCAACTGCTGCTACAACAACAAACACAACACAGATTGCTACAACAGCATTCGTACAACAGGAACTTGGTGGTATTTCTGCAAATGCAATTACTGAAGGCAATACGAATATTACTATAACAGATACAGGATCAAACGGGACAATTTCTTTTGTAGCAGATGGAACTACTATAATGACCATCATTGATGGTAATACTACTATGTTAAACGGTATTTCTACGTCTAAAAATGATGGGTTTGATATATCGATATCGGCTACGCAAAATTCAACATCGTCAAGCGCGGATGCGTATTTTTCAGCAAATGTTATTTCCTCATCAGCCGGCGATGCATTTATGAGATATTACATACAAGCATCTAATATAACTTATCTCATGGGTATAGATAATAGTGATAATGATAAATTAAAAATAGGTGCTGGTAGTTCTCTTGGGTTTGTCGATAATATTGTTATAAATCACGCTAATGATGACATTGTTTTAAATAATAACATAACCATTGATTCGTCTGGTGATATCCTACCATCAGCAACATCCACTATCCAAAATGTCGGTTCACCTACTGATATGTGGACTAATATGTACGCCGCACAGTTCCACGGTGTAGCAACAAAAGCACAATACGCTGACTTGGCGGAAAACTATGTAGCAGACGCCGATTATGAAAACGGAACAGTTCTTTCATTCGGCGGCAAACATGAAGTAACAGTATCAACTATTGATGGTGATAAGCGTATTGCTGGTATCGTATCAACAGCCCCAGCCCACTTGATGAACTCAACACAAACAGGTGAGTTTCTTGCTGCTGTAGCACTTTCAGGTCGTGCCCCTTGTAAAGTTACAGGCACAGTCCGTAAAGGTGATATGATGGTTTCCAACGGTGATGGTACAGCCCGTGCCGAAGAAAATCCACAAATGGGTCAAGTCATTGGTAAAGCATTGGAAGACTTTGAAGGCGAAACAGGACTTATTGAGGTGGTTGTTGGTCGCCTCTAAATAGCATATGCTAACTAAACAATATGTGGATACCTATAAAGGCGAGCGTATATATGAACTTACCATAAAGAATGGTAAGAAAATCCGCACACCAATCCAGATAAAAAATAACATCAAATACAAGAACACATCGTATATTGGATTGTGCTTTGCTGGTCCAACTGACTTACCTTTAAAGCATATGAGCCTACCCTACCCAACATTCTCTTATGAGCAAGCGGATTTCACGGTACATGATAAAACATACGAACACAAAGGTAACGAGAACACCATACCATACAGACCAATGCTTTCCAGACCAGCATCACTTATATACGTGGCGGCATTCTATAAGTTTGAGACATTGTTTATATTTGGTATGGAAGACCTTACCGATAAACAAGGAGCGAATATATCAACTGTAGTTGATGTATATGATGATACAGATTTTGTTTTGGTATCGGCGAGTGGTAACCAGCAAGTCCCAGAAAGGTTAAGATGGCATACCAATTTTCATCATATCAGTTGGGATAGGTTTAAAACTCTTGTTCAATAGACAGTAGTTTTTTCCTAATAGATTTCTCATTCAATGTACTGAATACGCCAGGATGTAACGGCTTGGGCCAACCACGGAGCTTAGTCCAACAATATCCTTTATGTTCATGATTTAGAATAGGCATAAACTCATTCTCTACCACGAAAACATAAGTGTGGTACTCAAACTTACCATCTTCACTGGTGAACTTTTCTATGGGGATAGTTTTTATATATGGGATAGACCTACCGAGTAATGTTGAGAATGAACCTTTTGCATCTACGTTGATACCAAGTTCTTCACGTAACTCCCGTAAAGCCCCGTCAAACTCACTCTCACCTTTCTTCATCTTGCCACCTGGAAAGCACCAAGTATTTTCATATCTTGGGTGATTATCTCGTAATAAGAATAGGTATCGTTTTGTTGATGAGCAATAGAATAATGCCCCAGCACTCTTTATCATACTGTATTTACAGTGTTAGATAATGATGGCCCAATTTCCAGATGTGTGCATACCTTGATAACTCAATAGCCATTCGGTGCCATCCCATTTATATTGGATGCCTGTGGTGGTGTTTGTTACATACTGTGTTGATGATACCGCGCTCGCATCAAAAGCCACGGTCCACTTATCACCATCGTATTCGATAATATCGTTAGCACTCGCTACGAAATCACCCAAAGCACTGTCTTGGTCATACCCGACACCTTTCCATGCATCTGGTCCATCAAAGTTGTTGCTATCACCGATATCACGGATAATCAAGTATCTTTGACCTGGTTGCGCTGTTGGTAATCCAGCGCCAGGTCCACTCTGTAACGGGTCAATAATCTTATCAACGGCATTTAGACTGTTTGTTGGGATAGTATCAGCGTCTGCGTTGAACAGTAGTTTATAATCATTACTTGGATGGTAGCTTACTGTGCCGATAACTTCTGTTCCATCTTCCAAGTCAATACGTAGTTGTGAAATACCATTTTGGAAATCACCGTAGCTCTCCAATAGCTCACGCCATTTCACATTGTTATCACCGACTTGTGTCGGTGTTCCACTATCCAGCGTATCGTTCTGGTCAGTGTATGTTGCGGTATGGTCCTTCAACGTTACCTCACCGTTCAGTAGGAAAATACTATGGTTGTTCCAAGATGTTCTTACACGCTTACCAATGAGCAATCCGCTATCAATAACACCGTCATCAAAATCACCACTCTCATCGTAAACACTTGCAACGATGCTTCTAATAACACCAAGGCGTTTCTGTTTTGCTGGTGGACTAATCCAGATTGGAATATTGAAGTTGAAAGTCATAATATCAATGCTATCATCAGTACCAGTTGGGACGCTTCTATTTGTCCAAGTGTTACCAACTAACTCCATTCTTGTGAGGGAAGTCCAATCCAAGTAGTTATCTGTTGATTGTATCTCAAGAGATGGATTAAAAATCCACGCAATCTGTTCCATAAGCTGCAACTTCTGACTTGTGTTACTGGTCCATATATCGACGTTGATTTTCATATCGTATGGAACAGGCATAAGTCTCTCAATGGTAAAAGCATTACCTTGTGATGTTGTTAGTTGTCCGGTGTTTTCGTCATAGTCTCTCTGGCGAACATTTAACTTGTCCACGTGATGTGGTTCCTGTACCCAATCACGTTTATAATCCAACGCTGTTATATAAAAGCTCATCATAGGAGTTGGTATTGTTGCGTTCTCACTGTTCTGTCTAATGATAGCATTTACAACTTTACTCGCATCACCATAACGAACAGGAACCGTTCTCAACACCTGATTACCCGCATCGTCTTTTCCATACTCAACCTGAAAGTTACTGAATACACGACTGATTTGTAGTAAGAACCTACGGATTTGTTGACTATAAAAATACTGTTGCGCCATCTTATACCATTCTTGGGTGATATCCCCAAGTCCTAATCATATCTACCCATCCGCTATAATCTTTCTTGCGGAAACTATAGTATTTAATCATACTGGATTTTATTTCTTGTGGTGTATATTTCTTTCCACCGAAGAAGAAATACCAACCGTTTTTTTCTGCTTGAGCAAGCATTTCGTTACGCATATCAAAACCACGCTCTCTGTATGGATTAAACAACTGGATAAACTGGAAACCTGGGAAGTATTCTTTACCTACACTCAAGTCACCATCTTTTCTTTGAGCCATCGTGTTCAGAGCAATACCTGTAATATACTTACTGATATTTGGGATTTCTTCGGCGTATACACGTTCTTCACTCTCAAAACGGTTTACTCTTCCAGCAGAACCTTTAACAATATCAATAAGAAATGTTCCATTGAATGCTACGGATTTAGCCATTCTGATAGCATCTTCATCACCCGCTCTTGCTTTATCTACGGTTTCTTTGTCATGGTCACGTAAATCATCATAAGATACATCTTTTACAGTATTCACAGCGGGTTCTATTTTGTAGTTTTGGTTTAGTTTCTGTTGGTCAATAATCAAGCCAATAGTAGTGCCTACTTGACCCGGTACAAACTGTCTGCGATAATCACGTGTGAATGAAATACTTGGCGGCGTCTTTTTCATGTTATACTTACTCATCTGGGAACGACCTTTTAGTGTATCCTCGTCCATAATCTTAAAGAAACGCTCAAGTTTGGTCCAATGAAATAATGGAGCCATTCTTGCTTCGTCAAGTATTTGTGTATCTTCATTCACTTTTAGCATTCGTTGTAGATTTAGGTGTTGGTTTACATCTTTCCAATGCATTGTGCCATCTTCATATGGATCATTGTGGCGCTTATATGGGGAATATACACCAATATGTAAATCTGTTCCTGGTACTTGGTTCATATGACCTTCCCATTCGGCACCATGTAAATCAGGTTCACCTTTGGACACATATAAATCATATGTTCCAATGTTTCCATACTCATCTTGGTAAGGTCTTAGAGTTTCTTGGACATCGTTGTGTGCTGCTTTCATAGCATCCCAGAACCAAATCTGTTTACCAACAGTTGTTCCACGCAAATCACCAATATTGGATGCGAGACTTTCTAAGTTACGCAAAGACCCAACGGCATATACCTTTAGTGGGTATTTGTCGTAAAGCATTATCTCTTGTGCTTTATATTCCTTGATGATTTGTTCTATAAGCATTGGATATCCTTATGTAAGATGTCCGTGCATGCTTATGCTACCATTGGTAATAGTAATATCATTGGTACTTGTATCGTTTGCTGCTTGAATCTCAATATAATCGTTCTGTGAAAGAACAACGCCAGACAAGATAGTCAATGAACCAACATCTGTTCCTGTTCCCCACGTTCTTGATGTTATTGATTCTGTAATACCAGTACCATTCTTAGTTAGTTGGAAGCGCAAATCTTGGTTATTACCTGCAACCGTCGCAGAAATAGATACAGATAGTAGAAAGTTTCTATCTGTTAGACCTGTATATCTAATCCTACCATTTTGAGGCATATCAATGTCGGAAGTATTATTTGATAATGCTGTTGTTCCAGATGATGGAGTTGTGAATACTCCCGTAGAAGTAATGTTGACAACAGCACTTGATGTAAAACGACCAGAGCCTGTGCTTGGGATTAGACTTACAATCAAATCTCTCATATCTTGTGCTGTGATGCTTCCATCTGCTTGACCGTCCTGAAATAGATTAGTCAATAAATCGCTTTGTGTTCTTGATGTATCCGCCATGTTTTTTCCTTAGTTAAACTCGCTACTAAACTCAGAACTAAACGGATTATAATCATTCACCGTAATACGGAATGACCTATCCGCTGTTCCATTATCGTCTGTTGCCCTAATAGCAAACTGGTATACTGTATTTACCGATACTTGGGCAAATGTTCCGCTCAATACTCCATTAGAAGATAGAGTAAGACCACCAGGTAATGTTCCAGTAATAACGCTATATGTAATCGTTCCTGTGCCCGATGCTACAAATGTTTTAGAATATGCTGCTGCTTCACTAAATGTTCCTAAATCACCAGCATCTGGGCTTGACCAAACTGGTCTTGTTGGGGTTGGGTCAGTATTCGCTGATACTGTGCTTGATGTTGATACCGCATCAATCTGTAAGCTCAATGCCTCGTGTAGAGAAACACGCTCGTCAATCTGGCGGTTATCATCCGTAAATGTGATGTTTGTATTATTCACGAATGTATCACGCTGTGTCTGACCGTCACCAGGTGTCAGTGAAGTTCTTTCCATATTCTCAACTTTGACCCATCGTGTTCCGTTGTACCTGAATAATCTGTTTGGTAGATAATCCAAACGCAACGCATAATCACCATCGCTTGGACTATCTGGGAATGTTGTTCCGCTTGTTACATTGTGTCCGTTTGGAGCAAGACCGTCACCTGTTAGATAACCATCAGTCCAACCATTTGCAACTGGTGTATCGCTTTCTGGGTCAGCATACTCAAATGGTGTCTCGCCAGTTGATGGAATAACATATAGTTGTGAAGTATCATAACCGCTTGCTGGAACCTCTTCCTCTGCTTGGGCAACTACTGCTTGATTATTAGCCAACTCTTGGTTATAAACACTTAGCAAGTCCCGTAGGCTTTCATTGCCCGTCCCGTCAACAATCTTATCCAATATTTGTGAGTATTCTTGGCTATCCACCATTGGTTTCACACGAACACGCCATAGGTGAGGATACCACGTTGGTGAATAACCTTCGCCAGCACGGCTTGCATCTTCTACCACATAATATCTTTTTAGTGCTACTGGAACACTATCGTCAAGTGCCCAAAAGTCCGTGAGGTGTGGGAGTTCCAATACATCACCAGGCATAATCTTTCTGCCCATACGCTCAACCATATCGTTGAGATGAAAAACAAAGTTTAGGTTTTCGTTACTGATGAATAGACCGAACTGCTCATTGGACATATCCATATCTGGTACAGTATAATGCCCACGGAGTTCATATACATCTTCTTCATACACACGGTCCCTGTTCTCCAATAATAGTAAATCTTGGATGTTCAGTTCGCTTTGTGTGTTATAACTTGGCTGTGATAAGTCATCGCTATCCACTGTGGATTTCGGCGTTCCAAGATATTTATGAATCATGATGGCAGTAGCGCCCAGAGTCATCTGTTCGCTAACTAAACGGTCAAAAAAAGTGTAGTCATTATTTCTATTTGCTTGGTATAAACTCAAACGAGGCATACTGTACTCCTATTATAGTATTTATCTAAATACTTTATGGAGCAGTTATACGTGGTACTTGGAAATGGTGAGACTAGGAAAGGTTTTGACCTAACCAAACTAGAAAAACATATCACGTTTGGATGTAATGCCATCTGCCGCGACTTTCATCCAACATACCTTATAGCGGTAGATAGACGATGTGTTGAGGAAGCTGCTGATTTGGGAATATCCATATATACACGACCAAGATGGCACTCAAGTTTCGCTGCATACCCGTATGTTCAGTATCTACCAGAGCTTCCATATAAACCAGAACATAAAGCTGATGAACCTATGAACTGGGGTTCAGGAACCTACGCTGCATACCTAGCTTGTTTACAGAAACCCAAGAAGATTTACTTTTTGGGTTTTGACATTTATAGTATGGGAAACCGCCATAACAACATCTATAAGGGAACACCAAACTATGATGGACCAGATCGCCGACCCGTTGACCCATCATACTGGATATATCAAATAAACAAACTCCATCGGTTATTTCCAGAGATACAGTTTATTCATGTACTTCCTGGCACTTGGCCCAAGGTAGGATCGTGGAACTCACAAAACCGTATATGGATGACAACAGAAAACTTCATAAAAGTGCTTGACAAATCCTAAAAATCTGCTATACTCTATTTGTAAGTTGATAGGAGATACCCGATGGAAGTTTTTCACCTGATTGATATGGATACTGGCCGAATCGTTGATACAAGCGATTTGGGTAATATCGCCGAGCATCATATGGTGCTGTGCGAAGCTGGCCGTAACGTCCGTATGTTTAACCGTGACGAAGTTAAGAAGATTGCTACTAATGATAGTGATCTTACTGTTTTTCCCGGTGAAGGTGGGCAGTTGGAAGCACTCGTTATCCACACGGTAGAAGGCGAAGTGTCCTTGAACGAGATTATTGACATCAAAGATGCACGTAATATGTGGAAAGGTTTTTTCCGTGAAGGCGGGGTGATGGTCCAATGAAATACGCAACACAACACGAAGCAGGAGTTTTCTTTGAACGCGCCCGTAATCATATCAAATATGTTCTTGGTTACGAAGCGGTTGTAAATGGCGAAGTCAACAACTTCAACAACCGAGTTCTTGATCTATTTTGATCGGTCACAGGTTTGGGAAAATCTTTGGCAGTCCTTTGTGTATACACTGGTTGATTACCACGCACCGCAGGGCCTCGATCAGTGGCAGTGAGTGGCAAATCTTCTCGAGTCCGCTGATCATATCCTACCACCCGGTCCGGCGCTGTGGCTATCAACTTTTGCCAGATACCGATCCTGCTGGCATCGGTCTGTGTGGTATCACTGTAAATAGGACGACCAAACGTGTCGCTGGCTGATTGATACACACGGACTGCTAGATTCTTGCCTCTGCCTCTAGGCTCCACAGCCACCGCTCCGCTTTTGAATCCATCCAAGAATTTGTGTAAAGCCAAGTACAGCACAGGCCCTTGATTATCTTTCACGAACACACGCAGATGATCACCCATGTCATAGACTTCGGAGGGTATTCCCTTGAGAGAACCTTTGAGCGGAACCTTTTTATCTTGAGCGTCCTTATAGGCCCAATCGGCCATGCCTTGGCTACTATTCTTAGTGGGAGGCATTTTGACCACTTCCGTCTTTATCATTTCACCTTCTGCGAGATGTTGTGCTTGGCTACGCTGTGTAATTTCTGAAATTTTCATAATAAATCCTCACCTTACTGATATTTATCGTTGTACTGCACGGTTGGCTGCACTAAATGTGGACCTTGGCACTAGTTTAATATCACCTTCAGGGTGTGCTAATACATACCCTTCGCCGCCTGATTGTCCACCTATGCTCTGCTGTACAGTGCCGCCCTGTCTAATGACCCAAAGCAACTGCGTCCGTGGTTACGAGCCACGAATCGGCACATTGTCTGTGTTTGTGATGGCGATGCTGCTGGTCGTAAACTGGCTAAAATGGGTCATGAATCGGTTATACTAAACGATGGCGAAGACCTTGGTGATATGACCGAAGAAAATGTGAAAAAAACACTTGACAAATGGTTATAATGTGCTATACTGTCTTTGTAAGTTGATAGAAACAGTGTTTACGGAGATACCAAATGGCTATTCTTTTCAAGTGGAACGACAAGACCAATGGCACCATCGTTGTTGACAACGGCTATCGTGGTCGCACCGAGATTGGTAAACTGACCCGCAAGAGCGGCAAAGTCAATGCTTACGTTGTCGTTGGCGACGAAGCCATTTCCACCATCACTAAGCGTCCCGCTGGCGAAGCCAAAGAGTTGGTAAAAGAAGCGTACTACTCGTTTATGAACGAAGAAGTTGAAGTCACCTTCATCAACCCTCACACTGGCAGTGTGAACACTGCTACCATTCGTCGTGGCGACAAGGGCGGTGCTTGTGACCCTTCCACTGACCGTTACTGGACGATGTAAAAAAAGACTTGACAAACCCATAAAATCTGCTATACTGTCTTTGTAAGTTGGAAAAAACAGGAGATTCAAAATGCAACAAGTTGGTATGTTTTCGCTGAACAAAGAACTCTTTGACGAACCCGCGCTGATGGCGACGATGGAAGTCGGCCCGTTCAAGGGTGTGCGTCTTTCGGAGAACAACGGCGAACCGATGCTGGTGTTTGAAAACCCGACCAGTTCGGAACACGAAGTGTATCTCAATCTGAAATCGGTTGCCGAAGGAAAAACCATGCTTGAGGTTGTGGAAGGCTAAACATAAATAGCGTTTAGTAAAGGAATTAAAATGTCACGAGCAAAATCAGTAACTGCCCCCCGTAAAAAGACAGCAAAGCCTCGTATTGCTAAAACGTTTGATACCAAATATATGGGTGAAGAACCCGAATGGGTCAATGCTGAAAACTGGACTGATGAAGAAATCCAGCGTGAGAAACGCCACGCATATAACTGGTATAACTATTTCTACAAAGCCAGCGATCTAAAGAAAAATCTTTATGCGTGGATGAAAGAGGCTGGTTATTCTGCTGCTGATATCAAGTCTGCCCGTGCTTACCCTGATGCTATGCTTTCTGGTGCCGTAGTTGCTAATGCGACTATGCTGCTTCGTGGTATGCCGAATACTGAAAGCGGCTGGTTGCGTGATAAAGTTGCTGCGATGATTGACTACGGCAAGAACATTGTGGTCAAGAAGAAAAAAGAAGAAAAGAAAGCCAGTAATGTTTATAAACCGTCCATCCAAGAGCGTATGGCTGAACAGTTGTCCGACATTATTGCTGAAATGGATGAATGGGAAGATACCATCATGGCTAATCCCAAAGCATCCACGCCGAAAGTCTTTGAGTGGATGAAACAGAAGAATGTGGCTCAATCCCATATCAATAAGATTATTGCGTATTATGAGCCGAAGAAAGCGGAGATTGAAGAACTTACTGGTAAAGCAAGTGAGATTGACCCTGACTTGAAAGAGGGTTATGCCCACTTGTCCAAGACCGATATCAAGCGTATCCTTGAGTTCTACAATAACCTACTTGACGATATGAACTCTTATATGAACTTGAAGAAAGTTTCTCGTAAGACCCGTTCCAAGAAGGCTCCTACCAAGGGCAAACAGGTTGCTAAGTTGAAGTATAAGGCAGAGGATAAAGACCTCAAACTGGTTAGCATTCGTCCAGAAGATATTATCGGTGCTGAAACCTTGTGGCTTTATAATACGAAACTTAGGAAACTTTACAAAGTTGTTGCTGACCCGAATATGAAGCAACTTGCCGTGAAGGGCACTACCATTATTGGATACGACGAGGCTAACTCTGTCGGTAAAAATATCCGCAAACCAGAAGAAAAACTCAAAGAGTTCAATAAGGCTGGTAAGGTTGCCCTGCGTAAGTTCTTGGATGAAATCAAGGCCGTAGAAGTCAAGTTTCCTGGTAGAACGAATGAACACACCATCTTGCTCAAGACTTATTAGAGCAGTTATCTCCGTGCCATTTTTTGTAGTTTAGCGGATCAACCATCTTGGAACAGTGAGGGCAAGGCTTCTTCGGGGGCTTTGCCCTCTTCATATTAGCCTCTTTGATTTTTCTTTTTGTTTCTTCTGTGTGTTTCCGTCCTGTCAGCGCGGCTTTCATCTTCAATATTGCTTCGGGTGTATGTTTTTTGCCGTACATACCGTTTCTTTCGCCGGAAACTGCTTCGCTTATTTTCTTTTTAACATCAGGTCGCTTGGATACATTATCATCGCCTGATTTTCCTTTCCTCTTATTACTATCTGCGGAATGTGGTTCTCTATTAAGCGCAGCAATAGACATCTTTTTTTTAGTTTCTGCTGAATGTTTCTTGCCGAACATAGGGTGGTCCTCACCGCACCTTCTTTCACCGCCCGGGGTTTCATTATATCCTTCACCAAGATATGTGTTGTATTCCTTGATGAAGTATGGTTCCATTACATCAATGGTGTGTTGGTGGTCATATGATTGATATATGATTTCTATTGTGAAGTTTTCTTTACCATACTTTCTAATAGCTTTGCTGACTCCACATACCCCTGATGGTGTGGCGTGTTCAGTGAATCTGCGGGATATTTCACGAGAGGTGAAACCAATGTATGCTTTTTTATTGACTTTATTGGTGATTTTGTATATACTATAAACAGTAGTCATTATTTCACTCCCAACATAACACGATATTGGTGTGCGATAATGTCTGCTTCTTGTTTGGAATACCCCTGATTTATCCAGTAGGCAAGATATGTCTTTATAAATAACATTGCTGATTGCTCCTTCATAGCGTTAGAGTAGTTGGGTGTTCCACCACCGCGAACTACACTTTTATTTATCTTTTTTCATCAATCTTTTTATTTTTTTATCGTGTGCCCTGATATACTTATCAACATCTGGAACATCTTTTGGATTGACGAAGCCATTTTCGTCATTGATTAGTTCATCAGCATCTTCCCAATCGGCTTGTTGCAAGGGGCTATTTTCTTCGCCCTTTTCAACTTCCTTGTTTTCTTTCTTCTTGGTGATTACATCTGTGATACGCATAGACTATCAACCTTGAATCCAATATAATGGTTCATTTCCAGTTTCGTAGTTATTGATACTATCCATGCATTCATCAATCAACTGCTGACCTTCTGTTTTGAGAGCATCACCGTTTAGAGTTGTGCCGCCACCAGGACCAGCGATTGTAGAGAACTTACCACGAGCTTCACCAAGAATAAACTTTGTAGTTCCCAAAGCAAACTTTTCAATCCACGGTCTAATCATATGGTCTTGTAATAGAGTCACATCTGGCTTGGTATTATATAGCCAAAGCATAACGACTTCACCATTTGCTTTGATATTACGAATAAGTGTTAGTTTCTTGGAAACTGGTTCCCAAGTGAAGTTCATATATCCACCAAACATACGAGCAGATAGTTCTTGATACTGGTTGAATAGTTCATATGTAGCCAATCCACCAAGACGCCCAGCCTGTAGAAGATAGGTATTGACGAATGCTGCTTCAAATGGTTCAAGTTGTGTGGAGTTTGTGCTATTGGTTGAACCTACAGAACGACGAATAACTGAACGAACTTCCATAATATTATCATCAAGTGTATATTCATTCTGTCCATCAACGAGTTCAAGGAATCCATAACTTTCCTCAAATGCGTTAGATGCTCTTTGGCGATATACTTTTAGGGCACGGTCAATAGCAGTATCATAGTGTGCGGCATCTGCCTCAACGTCAACGATATCCCCACCAAGCATATAATAGATATAATCTTTCACCTTTTGGCGTTCAGTAGCAAGATCGGCCATGAAAAAAACTCCTTTTATGTATTTATCATTATCCTCTTGACAACAGCGTTTCATTATAGTATAATATAACCACAGATTTCCGTTATGTAAATAAAATACTTGACTGTAGGAGAGGTATATTATTATGGCTTTGATAGGCATAAGCGGTTTTAAAGGAAGCGGTAAAGACACTGTTGCTGATCTATTAGTAGAGAAGCATGGATTTAAGAAAATATCATTTGCGGATAAACTGAAAGATGCTTGTTCTACTATCTTTGAATGGGATCGTGAAATGCTTGCTGGGTCAACAGATGAAAGCCGTAAATGGCGAGAAGAAGTTGACGAATGGTGGGCAGAGCGTCTTGGTGTAGAAGATTTTTCGCCCAGATTAGCACTACAATGGATGGGCACCGAGGCTGGTCGTAATGTATTCGGTGCGAATATTTGGTGTGCTGCTATGGAAAAGTACATTCTGGAAAATCCTGGTAACTACGTTATTCCAGATGTTCGTTTCCGCAATGAGTTTAAGATGATCAAAAATATGCGCGGGACTACAATCCGTGTTCGCCGTGGTCCAGAGCCAGATTGGTATGTTGCCGCCGAGTCTTGGAATAAAGCACAGAAACAAGAAGGCGGAAGTTCAATGATGATACCGGGGTCATTGACCGAAATCCATCCATCTGAACGTGAATGGATTGGCGAGAAGTTTGATCATGTTATTGAGAATGACGAGACTATAGAAGATTTACATAGTATGGTAGAAGAAGCATTAGGTTTTAATGATCAACCATCAGATCACCCTGACGCCACCCCTGATGACGAATCTCAATCCGACAGTTAGCACATACTGATTTGAGATTTGATATACTAACGTTATTCATATTACCATCCACGAAGAATACAGTGATTTGATTATCTAGCGTAGACTTGAATCCACATTTATCACAAACTTTCTTTTTAGCGTATCCCGCTTTTTTCCAGCGTGGTACGCTTTTTTTATTGTGATATAGACAGTTCTCACATTTACTTCTATAATACGTTTTTCCTTTGCGGTGATAGTTCACTGCGGCTGGTTTTTCGTTACATACTTTACATAGTGGTCTAGTCATAAATGTATTTACCTTTATGAAGGGGGTATTTCACGATTATTAGAACCCCGATTTCAGCCTTTAGGATAAATACATACAAGGAAATCTGTATAGATTTATAGAAACGAGAGGAAATAATAATGGCATTAGTAAGTCCAGGCGTCGAAGTAACAGTCATTGACGAAAGTTTTTATGTTCCAGGACTAACCGCTACAGTTCCACTAGTTGTTGTTGCAACAGCACAGGACAAGACAAGCGGCTCCGGAGCAGGAGTAGCAGCAGGAACAACTGCTTCTACAGCAGGTGATGTATATCTCATTACATCACAAAGAGAATTAACAAGCACCTTTGGTAACCCAACATTCTACCAAAGCTCAAATGGTTCAGCCCTAAACGGTTATGAACTAAACGAATATGGTTTGATGGCAGCATACAGCGTTCTTGGTGTAACCAACCGTTGCTATGTTGTCCGTGCAGACGTTGACCTTGGTGAACTTGTAGGTACAGCAAGCCGACCAACAGGTAATCCAACAAATAACACATATTGGTTAGACACAGGATCATCCTCTCTATGGGGTATCTTTGAGTGGAACAGTTCAACAGCAACCTTCACAAACAAGGTTCCAACTGTTATTACATCCTCAAGTGACCTATCTGGTGGTGTTCCAAAAACATCAATCGGTGCTATTGGTGACTATGCCGTTGACGCAACAAGCGCAACCCTACCACTATTCTATAAAGGTAGCGACAATGCTTGGGTAGCAGTCGGTTCACAAGCTTGGCAGATTATTGTTCCAACAATCCAAGGAACAGAAACATCACCAACATTCACTGGTGGTGAAACATTCACAGTCAACGGTGTTACAATCACACTAAGCAGCACAACCCTAGCTTCTGTTGTTTCTGATATCAACACCGCTGGTATTCCTGGCGTTACCGCAGCAGCAGTAAACAACAGACTAGAACTATACGCTGATACAGATGCCGACACAGACGGTGATTCTTCCGTTATTGACCAAGGTATTGTGGTAGCAGAAGGCACAGGCACACCTCTCGCTGATGCCGGTATTACAGTAGGTACTTACTACGCACCTAAGTTCACACAGGCAGCACACACAAGCGTACCAGAGTGGAAATCATCTGATACAACCCCTCGTCCAACAGGTTCTGTATGGGTGAAGACAACCACACCAAACACTGGTGCCGACCTTCTAGTATACAAATACAGCACAATAACTGAAACATGGTCAGCGGTTGATGCCCCACTATACGAGAATGACCGTACAGCAAACTACAACCTAGATGCTTCTGGTGGTGGTGAGAACATTGCTGCTGGCGTTCTTTACACACAGTTTGATGTGAGCGAAGATGATACAGCAACAATGAAGCTATTCTCCCGCTACAGTGCTGGTGACCTAGAAGTAACAGGAACAGAAACAACTGCTACTATTACAGGTTCTGAAACATTCACACTACAGGAAAGTTCCCCTGGTTCTACATCACTATCAAGTGCTGTTACTGTAACCACAACAGGAAGTGACCTTGCTTCACTAGCATCAGATATCAACGGTGCTGGTCTAACATATGTTTCAGCGGAAATCACCTCAACTGGTGCCCTAAAAATCAAGCACAGCAGAGGTGGTGTAATCGTTGCTAAAGATACAAGCGGAACCCCACTAGCAGATGCTGGTATTACTGCTTCTATCACAACTGGTCAGGTTCGTGCTGGTAATGATAGTGATCTAATCCTATCTAACTGGGTTGCTCTAACATATACAGCAAGCACATCTGCACCATCACAAAATCCAGATAACCTAACATACTGGTATGATTCATCAACAGATGTTGATATTATGGTTCATAACGGTTCTGTATGGAAAGGTTATCAGAATGTATCTAACGATGCTCGTGGATTTGACCTATCAACCACTGACCCAGAAGGTGTAATCGTTTCAACAACTGAACCAACAACACAGTCTGACGATACTGCCCTAGTGGTAGGTGACCTATGGGTTGATACAAGTGACTTGGAAAACTACCCAGCACTATATCGTTATGAAACAGTAGATAGCGAAAACCGTTGGGTTGCTATTGATAAAACAGACCAAACAACTGAAGATGGTATTCTATTTGCCGATGCCCGTTATATGGGTGATACAACTACCGATGTAGTTACAGGTACAGTAGCAACCACAGTTTCACTTCTAACAAGTGATACAGTTGATTTGGACGCACCAGACCCAACCCTATACCCACGTGGTATGCTACTATTCAACACACGCCGTTCTGGTGGTTCAGTGAAGCAGTTCCGCAGTGACTACTTCTCCCGTACAAACTTTGCATCAGTCTCAGATTATCCAACACTTCCAACAGAAAAGGATGCGTGGGTAACTGCTTCTGGTAATAAGACAGATGGTTCTCCATATATGATGCGTAAAGCACAGCGTAAGGTTGTTGTTACAGCCCTACAGAGTGCTATGGATAGCAACACCGACTTGCGTGAAGAACAACGTGCATTCACACTTATGGCTTGCCCTGGTTATCCAGAGTTGATTGATAATATGGTTACACTAAACAATGACCGTGACAACACAGCATTCATCATTGGTGATAGCCCAATGCGTCTATCAAGTGCATCTGCTGCTCTACAGAACTGGGCAACAAATGCTAATAGCGCAGCAGAAACTGGCGAAGATGGTCTAACCACTAACGACACATACCTTGGTGTGTTCTATCCATCTGGTTCCACAAACGACCTAAGTGGTAATACAATCATTGTTCCACCATCACACATGATGCTAAGAACATTTGTTCGTTCTGACGATAAGAGTTATCCTTGGTTTGCCCCTGCTGGTACACAGCGTGGTCAGATTGATAACGCTTCCAGCATTGGTTATATTGACGCCACATCTGGTGATTTCATTAGCACCAATATTGGTCAGGGAACACGTGACACACTATACGAAAATGATATCAACCCACTAACATTCATTACTGGAACAGGTCTTGTAAACTATGGTAACAAATCACGCCATAGCACAACAAGTGCCCTAGACCGTATCAATGTTGCCCGTTTGGTTTCATACATTCGCCAACAGTTGGATGCGATTTCTAAACCATTCGTATTTGAGCCAAACGATAAGCTTACACGCGATGAGCTAAAACAACAGGTTGAACAGCTAATGAACGACCTAGTTCAGAAGCGTGGTATTTACGATTACTTGGTAGTTTGTGACACAACAAACAATACACCAACCCGTATTGACCGTAACGAACTATATGTTGATGTGGCTATTGAGCCAGTAAAAGCAGCAGAATTCATCTATGTTCCAATCAGATTGAAGAACACAGGTGAGATTGCTTCTGGTAATGTAGCAGCAGCAAACGGCTAATATAGCTATCATAAATGAAGAAATGGGGGTTTTTATACCCCCATTTTTTTATTTGAAATATGATAAATATTATTATAAACAGGAGTAACAAACAATGTCAGTTTCTTCATTGAACAAATTTACAGTTCCACTAAACACGGACCAGAGCGCCAATGCTCAAGGTCTATTGATGCCAAAGCTTGCCTACAGTTGGAGAGCAAGTTTTGAGAACTTTGGTGTATCTTCACCAAGAACCGAACTAACTAAAAACCTTCGCTCATTTAATCGTCCAAAGCTAGAATTTGAACCAATCACTATTGATATCTACAACTCAAAAGCTCACCTAGCCGGTAAGCACTCATGGCAAGATATCACAGTAAGTTTCCGTGATGATGTGAATGGTAGCGTATCTAAACTAGTTGGCGAACAGGTTCAGAAACAGTTGGATATGATGGAACAGTCCCGTGCGGCATCTGGTATTGACTATAAGTTTATTACTCGCTTCGAAACACTTGACGGTGGTAATGGACAGTTTGAACCAAATGTTCTTGAAACTTGGGAACTTTATGGTTGCTTCGTTACTAACGTATCTTATAGTGACGCAGATTTCTCATCAAATGAAGTTATGATGATTGATATTACAATCAAATACGATAACGCAGTTCAGACACCACTTGGTAGTGGAGTTGGCGTAGATGTTGGTAGAACACTTGGTTCTATCGTAACTGGCTAAACTGACATTATACTTCTATTATGGAAAGGCACCTTCGGGTGCCTTTTCTATTATGTATGTATATTATTCCATAAGATAAATACAGTATGAGTGTAAATAAGTTTCTTAAAGGTGTGGGAAAAGGTGCATTCGGTAGCGACACTATCCGTGACTATACACATGCGTCTGATACATTTGTTGCAGATACATACGCTTTGCAACCGCGACATAAACATCTTTTTCACGTTGTGTTCAACTTTTCTGCGCCTGCGATGGGAGAAGTTACTAAGTTTGTAAACAACACAGATCGTGGAAATCTTCACTTATTCGTAAAGTCTATTGAACTCCCTCAGTTCACTATTGAGGTAGAAGATCAAAACCAGTATAACAGACACCGTTATACCCAACATAAAGTAAATTATCAGCCTGTTAATATTTCGTTCCATGATGACCAAGCAGATACTATTCGTCGTTTATGGTATGCGTATTACCGTTTTTTCTACCAAGACACTGATTATGACAATGGCGACCAGACATCATTGCATAGAGCGTATACACAAGAAGACGTTTATCGAAACAGAACACCTGATACTGTTCCTTGGGGTATGGACCGAGGCCCGGCGAGTACTGGCGCTCTTCGTTTTTTCAGTGATATTCGTATATATTCAATGTTTCAAGGTAAGTATGTTGAGCATACGTTAGTAAATCCTATTATTACTAGTTTCAGTCATGACCGGCACGCTTATGCAGATGGTGACACTATGGAACACACTATGCAAGTTCAGTATGAGTCAGTATTGTACGCAGAAGGTAGAACAGCAGAAGATAACCCAACTAACTTCGCTGTTTCGCATTATGATAAAACGCCTAGCCCACTTTCACCTGGCGGTGTAGCTGGTTCTGTTATAGGTGAAGGAGGTTTGCTTGATGGGTTGTTATCCGCGAATGATTCTTTTTCTAACGGAAATGTTCTGGGCGGATTATTCCAACTAGGCAAAACAGTATATAATTCAAGAAACACGGATATTAAAAATGTTCTCAAAGGTGAATTAGCCGGCGCCGCCAAAGCTGCCTTACGAGGGCAAAATCCATTGGCTGGCACTGTTTTCCCAAAAGCAGTAAAAACTATTGGTAATGTTGCGACCATTATCGGTAATAGTACAATGGCTGGTCCTCCTGGAGCTACGTCGTCACAAGGCACATACAACGGAACTACTAAGAACAATGTTGCTGCTCCGTGGGTAAATCCAGATAAAGGACAGTCAGGTGTTACCGTCAATAATACCAATAAAACTAAAACAAACCCTCGTAAGATGAGTAGTATAACAAGTAACCTGTCAGCAAAAGATAAAAATCTTTTGGAAACAGCTAAACAACTAGCATTGCGAACAGGAAAACCAGTAACATTGAAGAATGGTCGTATAACGGTTGATCCAGCTAATATTGGGGATGAAGGAAGCTCCTAATGGCTAACGTAAGATATACTAACCTCCCAGTTGAAAACCTAAAAGATAATAACGACAATGTTTCACAGGAAAGCAAAACAAGAACATTTTTCAATGGATACTTTGACCAACCTGTTCAAATCACAGGTGTTGAGTGGGACTTGGTATATTCATTTTTTCTAAAACACACAGGAAACGAAGAAGCCGCCAACGCAATGTCCGAAGCTATTATCACAGCGGCAAGAAGTCAAGACCTAAATGTTCTTGACCTTATAAAAGATTTACAGAAGTTTGAAGGAATAGAGTTAGACCAAGTATTGGCGTTATACCTAAATCAAACCCGAAGAAACACAAGCCTACTTGGGTATTCTCAAGCATTAACACCGAACAAATATGCCTCAAGGAATATTCTAGCATAATAGTGATATGGCTAATAAGTTTCATAGAAGTGTATTCACACCTAAAAATCCCCAAAAATACGTGGGTAAGAAAAAACCTATATGTAGAAGTAGTTGGGAAAGAAGATTCTGTATGTTTTGTGATGAAAATCCCCATATCAAGCAATGGGCAAGTGAATCATTGGAGATACCTTATACGGACCCATTTACTGGAAAACGAAGAAAATATATCCCAGATTTTCTTATACAGTATGTGGATGCTACTGGTAAAGAAAAGACTGAACTTATAGAAATCAAACCAAAGAACCAAACAACCCTGAAAGAAGCAGGGCGTTCCAAGAGAAATCAATATCAAGCAAAGATAAACGAGGCAAAGTGGAAATCTACACTTGCCTTCTGTAGTAGAGTTGGGCTAGAGTTTCGTGTTATTACCGAAGACGAGATATTCGTCAATACAGGTAAAAAGAAATAAATATTTTATGAAATTTAAATGGCTGCATGCCGAAATAAGCACCAGATGTAATGCTTGGTGCCCTGCCTGCCCACGAAATAATAACGGATTTGGCTTATCAAAAGACCTAATAGTTCATGATTTGAGTGTGAACGACCTTGACCATGCTGTGAAAGAATATGGTATAACTCATATTCAAATGTGTGGTAATAAAGGTGATCCCCTTGCGGCAAAAAATATCAATGAACATATAGATTACTGTGGTAATATGGGCAAGGTTCATATTCATACCAATGGTAGTCTGCGAAAACAGGATTGGTGGAAAACGCTTCCAGAAAGATTACCTGCTCATGAGGTATGGTTTGCTCTGGACGGTATAGGAGAAGTACACGAATATCATAGACAAGGGACATTTTACGACAAAATTATAGACAATGCTACATCTTTTATTAATAGCGGCGGCAACGCAGTATGGCAGTTTATACCGTTCAAGCATAATGAACACCAGATAAAAGAATGTATAAGATTAAGTCAGAAGTTAGGTTTCAGTAGATTTGAGTTTGTGAAAAATGCTCGTTATAAACAAAAATCATATCATTATAGAACTGGCAAAGAGATAGTTATAGAGGGATGGGAACAAGACAATAAGTTCAATCAAATTGGGAAAGATAAGAAAATTCCCAATGAGCAGAATTGCATGCATAAGTCAATGCCTAGTTTGTTTATAAATGCATCGGGGAAGGTTTCTCCTTGTTGTTATTTGAAGAATTTGGATTACAACGACTTTGAAGGATTAGTATACCCAGAATGTATAAAGAACTGTGGTGAGTAATAAATACCTTATGACGAAACAACTAGAAGATTTGCTGAACCTTGCCCCGGTCGATTCCGAAGACGATTCCGAAGAAGAAATCCAAGAGGTGGATACGGAACAAGCCAAGAAAGATGTTGCTGCCTATGAGGAAGCAAATGCCGTCATTGATAAGATTGACGATGCCCTACCACCTGTTGAGGGTTTAGAAGAACATGATACAGAAATGGATTCCCTAGCCAGTAAAGCAGAAGGTGCCTATGATGATTTGATGTCATTGGGGATGAATGTGGATACAAAGTATTCAGGTCGTATTTTTGAGGTTGCTGCTACTATGCTAGGACACGCTATTACAGCGAAGAACGCCAAAGTAGATAAGAAGATGAAAATGGTTGATTTGCAACTGAAAAAAGAAAAAATGGACCAAGCCAAAGCCAAAACAGACGGTAAATCCATTGACGGTGATGGCGAGACAGTGGATCGGACTGAACTTCTTAGGCAGTTGCTTGATAAAAACGCCGACAAATGATAAATACAATAAGTGAGGATATCGTTTATGAAAACCTTTAGAGACTATTTGACCGAAAGCGTCAAGGAATATAAAATGCGTATCAAGGTTGCTGGTATTGATGAAGCACCTGATATGAATAAGTTTGAGACTATATTTGAGAAATATGGTCTAACAAGTATGAGTACCTTCAAAAAGACACCAATCCAAGAACACCCACAGGATTTCTTCAATATCAAGAATAGCGATGTATATATCAGTGATGCTTCTTTTAGCTATCCAGTAACATCACATGAACTATTCCATTATATTCAGGAAGAAATCGGGTTGAGTGGTTCACAGGTTGTTGTTATTCCTTCAGGACACCCTGAAGAAATCGCACGGGAAGATGCACTAGCAGATGAGGGCAAAGAGTATGTTTCGCTACTAGATTCTGAATACGCACAAGAAGGACACGAGATTGAATATGGTGATGAATTCGTCGGTAACTTTCTAAAAGAACTAGAGACACGCCAATACGAGTATGCTACAGGTGAAAAGACACCAGCAGCAAAAACAACAAACGACGATCCAGTAAATACAGCCCCTGTTATGAGCGACAGAGGTAACCACGAATTGGGGAAAAGATAATGGATATGAAAAAACTACTTGAGTCTATGGATAGACTATCAGAAGACTATAATGGATGGTCCAACCGTGAAACTTGGAATGCCTCATTATGGTTGAACAACGACGAAGGACTGTACCGACAAGCTGCAAGAATGGCTAGTACTTCACCAGATGCTGATTACCTAGCACGTGACTTAGAGCGCCTATGTAAAGAAATGTGGGGTAATGAAACACCAGACGGTGACGCTCTACGCAATGTAGATTGGCATGAAGTTGCTATGGGTTTTGAGGAAGACGCTGAATGGGAAGAACAAGGCGACTTCTTTGACGAACTAAGCGACTATGAAGAAGACGAAGATATGTATGGTGAAAGCCAAGAGATGGAAGAAGGTTGCGGCAAGAAGCACAAGAAGATGAAAGAAGCTGCTTGTGGTTGCTGTGGTAATGATCCTTGCGATTGCGGTCCAGACTGCGATTGCAAAATGAACGAAAGCGAACAGCTTGACGAAGCACAAATCAATCTTTCTATCACAGACCTAAACTCAACAGACGCAGAAACACTATCACAAATGCTTCACCTTGCTGGTGTAGCAGAGCAACCAGGCGGTGATATGGGTGGTGTTCCTGGTAACCTACCACCAGCACCAGTAGAGCCAATCGCACCTATGGGCGGCGATATGATGGGTATGGATGATATGGGTGCTTTGGATGCCGAACCTATTGAACCAGAAATGGACGAACCTATGGGTCCAGCCGA